GGGGGGGGGGGGGGGGGGGGGGGGGGGGGGGGGGGGGGGGGGGGGGGGGGGGGGGGGGGGGGGGGGGGGGGGGGGGGGGGGCGCCCCCCCCGGCCGCTACTTGCGTGAGATTTCCCCCCAAATTGCCCAGAAGATAAAGGGTCGGGTCGGGTCGGGTCGGGTCCGCGCGCCCCCGCGCGCGAGGCGTCACGCGTGACTAACGCATCTGTCACGCCGTTAGTCACGCCGTTAGTCACAGCGTGACTCGCGTCGGTGTCACTGCGTGACGGATGGCCGTTGATGCTGGTTACAGCGTTTCGGCCTTTCGTTTTACGTGGCGGGTTCTCGTCGGGATGTGCTTCACGCCATTTGCGCTGCCGTTCAGCATCTTGAAGTCGTTTCTCGTTCAATTCGGCGCGAGTTTTCTGCCATTTCTCCCACGAGTTGAACTGGATTCCGCCGTCAACTTCGGTGCAAAGCGCGGCCGAAAGTGGTCCGGGATCCGTCAAGGCGGCGATGATTGGTGCGCGTGCGCCAAGCTGGCGCAGCTTCGATTTCGGCACAAATCCGTCGAGTTCCTCTTTGGCTGACCAGGAGCCCGCTAAGGTCCACAGGCCGCATGCGGCGAGCCTGTAGCGGTCGGGCATGTTGAGGACGGGTTTGCTGTCGGAGAAGCCGTCGTCGACGTAGAACCACGGCATCAGCTGATCGCCTCCTCGGCGATGTGATGCTGGGCGGTGGCGGTCAGCATGTGGTCGATCTCGTTGAGGTCGTAACGACACGCGCGGCCCACCTTGTAGCCGGTGATGCGGCCTTGGGCGCGCCAGCGGCGCAGGGTGTTGCCGCTGACGCGGGCATGTTCTGCCGCTTCGGCTTCGGTGGCCCAGCGGCGCTCACTCATCGCATCGGCTCCTGTTTGGTTCTGAACTTTCCTGGCTGCTGTTGTGTACTCCTGTGGGGTGCAGCGGCTCCCACGCGCACATCAGGGCGTGGAGGCTGGAGGACACCAGGTCATGGCCTACATAGATGACTCGGTAGGTGCCGGGCTCGGTGGGGGCGTTGCCGTTGTCGAGGTCGGCGCGCACACCGGCGTGAAGGCCGCATGTGAAGAGGTCTTCGGCCAGGCGTTCACGCAAGGGGTGCTTGACAATGAACGAGTCCTCGGTGAGGTGGACGGTGTGCTCGGTTTCGGGATCGCTGAGTAGCTTCTCGATGGCGTCGGGGTCTGGGCAGTTCGGTGCTCGGCAGGAGATGTCCTGGTCGTAGTCGGTGTGGACGGTGTCGCCGCATCCCATCGGGCAGTACAGGCTCATGGGTGCATCACCGCGTCCCATTGGGCGCGGACCCACACCACGTCGCCCATGGCGGTGTGACGCTTGTAGTCGGCGGTTTCGACGCCGACCGCTTCGGCCATCTGTTCGGAACGCCACGGCGGGGTAGGGGGTTTCTCGTCGACGGCGGCGTAGTACCCGAGGGCGATGCTGGTGATGTCGAGGGGGTGGTAGTGCCATTCGGGGGTGATGCGGTTACGCACCAGCAGTTTGGTGAGGCGTTCGAGGTCGAAGCCGGGATTGCAACCGACGATCTTGGCGCCGCGGGTAACGATGTGGATCATGATGGCGGCGCTGGACTCGGTGAGCGCGTCCGACCGGGTGTAGCGGTTCTGGTAGTCCTTCTGGAATTCCTCGGGGAGGTCGTCGTAGAAGGGGCCCGGTTCGTGTCGGATGAAGAACTGGGTGCGGTCCTCTTTGCCGTCGTCGACCGGATCTGCGTGGAATCGGCGGATCGCGGCGAACTCCCATATGGGCGCGTCTGGGTGCAGGCCGAGCGTCTCTATGTCAATGAAGCAGATGTCGATTGCGTCGGTCATCAGATGAGTGCTCCTTGTTCCGGTTCGGGCGCGGGTTTGCGGCGGGTGATTTTCAGTCCGGCGGCGCGTAGCTCGGCTTCGATGTGTGTGGCCCAGTCGGCGGCGGTGGCGTATTCGCCGCAGGTGTTGCCTTCGGCCGGGTTGAGGCATGTGAGGCAGACGACGTGGCGTAGGTGGTGGCTGGCGTAGGGGACGTGCCGCTCAAGCAGCTCGGTGAAGGCTCTCATTGTGCGGGCCCGGGGTTTTGAGGTCCGCCTGCGCGGCGGCCGTCGATTACCGCTTCGCCGCGTGGCAGCAGCTTCGGTGCCGCCGGGCGGGCGGGGTTGTGGCGGGGTAGGCGACCGTTGATGTGGAGACGTAAAGTGCGTCCGCATTCGTCGCATCGGGTGGTTTCGCCGTCGTAGTTGGTGGGGAACGCTTGGGATCCTTGGCACGACGTCGGACGCTCAGCCATCGTCGGGCTCCGTCCAGCGGTGGCCGCAGCCGCATTCGTGGGCACCGTCGTGGTTGGTGTCGCCGAGAGTCCAGCGAACGTGGTCGACGCGCCAGGCGCGGTCACCGAAGTGCATCGTGTCGCCGACGTGTGGCACCTGCGGCATGTATGCCTGGCGGGTCTCACCTTCTCGGCCGAGCAGATAGAGGGTCACGTAGACGAGGATCATGTTGCGCTCACCTGCCCGCCAGCGTTGAGCTGCTCCTGCATCTGCGCGGACAGCGCGGCAGCCTCTCGGGTGTTCTTGCGGCGGATCCGTGCTAGGCCGCGGCCGATCGAGCAGTCGCTGCAGTGACCGGCCGCGTTGGTCGCGGCCGCGCACGCACTGCAGTCGCATTTGCACACCAGCAGCTGCCCGGTGTCCTTGACCCGGAACGTCGGGCGCGCATCGAAATCAGCCATCACCGCCACCTCATATCTGTGGTCTTCCGAACCAGGCGTGCAGGTTCCACCAACACGGTCGGAACCCGCAGTGCCGCCAGTCTTTAGCGGGGTGGTCTGCGATGCAGTACCAGCCGAACGGCGGATCAGACGGGCAGAAACGACGCGCGCTCATTACATGTCCTGCAGTTCGTGGTTTTCGATCCGCAGACGCTCATACATCCGCTGCTCACACTCACGCCACCGGTCAGGGTCGCGCCCGTTCTGCGCCCACTCACCCCGAGCGAGCCGCTTCGCCGCATCGACACGGATTAGTTCTGCGCCTTGCAATCTCGCGCTGACACCCACCACACGAGCACCGTCCAAAACGATGTAGCAGTCACTCATGATCCGCTAACCTCCCCGATCCATTCACTCCCCACTACCCCCGCCCGAGCCGCAGCGCTCACACACGCGACGCAACACCGCGCTATCCCCTGTAAACGAAACGGCCTATCGCACCGCCGGCAGAGAAACACCAACCACGCATCAGGATCAGGCGGGAGCGCACTACGGGCAGAGACACGATCGGCCTCCAGCAGCCGGCGCAGAACCGTCGGAGGACTGGTGAGAGCACGGGTGCTCATGCCACCCCCAGTGATTCAGCGACAACCCCGACGAGATCCCTTGCAGCTGGCGGGGTCACAGCGTTACCGGCCTGGCGGACCTTCTCCCGCTTGTTGCCGAGGATCACGTAATCCGCTGGGAAATCCATCGCCGCCGCGATCTCATGCGGCTCAAGCATCCGAAACAGGACGTCGTCAAGATTCAGTGTCGGACCAGACAGCAGGGATTGGTGACCAGCAGTGGTGACGGTGCGGATGACTTCGGTGACGGGGGTTGTCATTTCGGAGCCGTCACCCTTGCTGCTGTTGTTCCGCATCAGCAGCGCGTGACGCTCCACCGAGGTGACGGTCGATAGCGCCTCGCCGGTCGGCTTTGTGGACCCGTTGCCGTAATACGACGTCACCAGACCGTGGTGATTACCGTCCGCCGTGACGGTGGCCACTGGTCGGGTAATCGGTCGGTGTTTCGATCCGCCGCCGCGCAGTTCCGCAATGAACGCCAGACCTGTCTCATTACGGGCGGTCTGCGTGCGGAGCGGCCCGCCAACGGGTGCGGCGGCTTTGCCGTTGCGGCCCTCGACTGGCACAGCGAGTCCGAAGTGATGGCCACCAGCGGTTACTGTGCTCAGCGCCTTGTCAATGCCACGAGTTCGGTACTCGTGGACGTGTTCGGTCAGAAACGGTCCCCAGTACTTCTCAATCCCGGCTTCAATGCGGGCCAGCGTCTTGGCGGCGAGCGGCTTGTCGCGGTCACCGATCCGCTGTCCCAGCAGTGCCCAGTCGATGATGTCGGCCGCTGGCCGGTACGCCGGTTCGAGGATCTGATTGTGGCACTTCATGCTCGGGCACCGATGGACGTACTGGGCGCGGTACCGGCCCCACGGTGCGCGGTCCGGACGCTTCCACACCTGCATGGCCCGGACTGGCCCGCATGCCGGGCAGACAGCGTTTGGGCGGGTGACCCGGACCAATTCGGGTGCAGTGTTTCCGCTGCGCCAGAACACAATGTAGATTCGGTCGCGGGACTGCGGCGCACCAACGCCGAAGGCTTGGGCATGCATGGAGTTGAGGAACACCACATGGTGCTCGTAGCCAAGACTGTCCATCGCCATCAGCCACGCCCGGAACGGCTCCCAATGCCACGCGTCGACAACGTTCTCAACGATCACCGCTTCATAGCGGTGGACCTCCGCGAACCGCGGAACATCCCAAATAGTGGCACGGGATCGCTCTGCCGCGGCACCAGGAAGTGTCTCGCCGAACAAGTCCGGTTGCGCGTCGACGCGGCGGCGTCCCTTGGCGACACTGTGGTTGGTGCATTCCGGGCTGGCCCAAAGGATGTCGGTTCTGGGGAAATAGCGCGGATCGACCTGGGACAGGTTGGCGCACAGGTGATCTGTGGTCGGATGGTTTGTGTTGTGAGTCTCGATCGCCAGATCCCAATGGTTAGATGCCATCCGAACATCGACGCCCGGCACGGCGATCGCGCCAGTGGAACTGCCGCCAGCACCGCAGAACAGGTCCGTGAGTGTCAGCACTGGTCAACCTCGCCGGCGTGCGCATTAGCGGCATCAACGCGCAACACTCTCACGTACACGTCGACGGCGGTGCTCATCGCTTCCTCCGCTTCGGCATCGCCGCCACAATCGCCGCTACAAGCTTCTGCCGCACCACAGTCGGCACCCCACCCGCACAGGCCAGCGTCGCCTCAGCCTCACTAGGTGTGAGCGTCAGCGTGACCTTCACCGCAGCTGCCGCCGATCCTCGACGTTGCCGTGGCGGTCCATGATTACGAGCTCGACTATTTGACCGCCGAACAGTGTCTCCAGTGTTTCGATCAAGTCCTCACGGTTGGCGTAGGTTTCGCGTGGGTCGATGCGTTCGCCGTTGGTGGCGCGGATCTCGAACTTCCATTGCCTGCGTCCGCCGAACATGCTGCGAGACGGTTTGATAATTGCGCGAATCATGCTCCTTCACCTTCCACTCGAACCTCCACTCCAGCCGTCTCACCGATCTCAGCGATCCGCTTGTAGGCGCTGAGACTGATCACCCGCGAGTCATCGGAAATCACCACACCAGTGATGGCGTCAAGGCACGATCTGATCAGCTTGTCCAAATCTGGCCGTTTCACCGCCGGAGGAGTGCTCCGCTTCGGTGCCGACTTCGGCCGTGGGAGAACAAAATTCAGGCACACGGACACGGCACCGTCGAACACCGCCCCGCTACACATGGCGTTGTGCGCCGCGATCGCGATGCGTTCGCGCCACGGCCCCACCTTCTTACTCGACTCCGTGAGCTGAATGCGGCCGGTGTGCTGATTACGGAACGCGCGCTTGGACCCTTGGGGAGCGGGATCGCCTGGCACGAAGAACTGCAGCGACGTGAATCCGGCGTCCAGCAGCGCGGACTCCGCCTCAACCGGCGCGTCGAAGATCCCCGGCTGAGTCATTCCGCACCGACCAGGTCGAACTCGGCGAAGATCGGTTCTATCGACGGCTGCTCGCCATGCTCACCCGGCAGCGGCGTCCCTGGAATCGCCGCACCCAGCCACGTGTCCCCGATCTGCACCACCTGCAGGCGGCGGAACGACGACCGGAAGAACTGCATGCTCATCTTGCGGCGCTTCGCCACCGCCACCAACGGAGCGAGAATCCCCGGGCTCCACAACGTCAGCGCCGTCTCCTCCAGCGGCTCCTCATCCTCACTGAACGGGTACTCCGCGAACCGCAAAACACGCCGCATGCTACGGATCGGGAACTTGTCCTCCGGGTGAGCGTGGAACTGAAACTCCGTGTCCGAGGCGAACAACGCTGGAGTCTCCGACAGCGTCACCACCCAGCCGGGGTTCTCATCGTCCTCGGCGTCTGGGAGCGGCTCAGCGTGCGTTAAATCGATGTCGACCGTGTGTTCCTTACCGCGCCTCGACAGCAGGCTCTTGCAGATCGTCAACACGGTGGCAGCGTTCTCGACCGGCCATACCGACGCCACCAGCTGCCCATCGACCGGAATCCACGTGTGCCCAACGGTGTATCGGTCCGTGGAGGTGAACGCCAGCAGGTCGACGTTGCCGGGTTCGTCGCGCCACGGCGCACGATGTGTCGCCAGGTGCACGCCGCCGACCGCGTTGTCCGCTGTCTGCAACGCGTCAGTCAACGTGTCGATCAGCTTCGCTGTCGAAACGGTAATGGTCACAGTCGATCTCCTGTCGGTTGGCGGGTAGCGACCTCGGGATACGGCGCGTAGCCTTCGTAAAACTCAGCGTCGACGGGCCATTCCGAGCACTGGGCGAGCTTCGCGTGCACGTCAGCGCGTAGCAGTTTGTGTCGAACGAACGGCAAAGTCATGTCCTCACCAGCGATTTCGGACAAGAGGCGGTCGGCTTCCTGGTAATGCTCAGCGGGCGTCCTCACGGGTCACCGTCCTCGTCGGTGTTGGTATCGACCGACGCCGCCTCGAACTCGACGTACGAAGTGATGACATCGGTGATAGCCGGGCCCAGCCTCCCCGCCTTCTTCCAATCAGCCAATGTCCCCACAACTGCACGGAGTTCGTCGTCAGTGATGCCGTCGCGGTGCTCTGGAATCTCGGTGAAACTGCGGCCCGCTAGTGCGGTGATGACGATGAGCTGGTCGTTACGATCAGCGCAGTCACCGTCATTGAGTGCGGCGAACATCGCCTTCTCCCACTTCTTCCGCGTCTCCGTGGACATATTTCCTGTATCCGAGGCGACGTGTGCGGGCTTATCTGGTAGCGGTACGACCACGAATGGTGCACGTTTACCGCGGGTTACGGTGAGTGCTATCGAGAGACGTTTGTCGATGTGGGACAGGTGACTGATGCGGATACCGCCGACATCCTGGCCGCCGAATCGCACCTTCTCGTCCCGGTAGAGGGTCATGCGTCGACCAACATAAATGGATGCGTCAGGCCCCCAAGCCGCGACCATAACCCGACGCATGGACTTGCATGGCTTGAACGGTCGGCCGTCTCCGAACTCGGCGGTAGTGACGTTCACTGGCTGATCGGCGTCTCCCCGACTGACCGCAGTGATGGTGACGGTACGCGGCCCGGCCATGAGATCGTCGGCGTTGAGCTGGTCAGACTTCGGGGCAAGAGTTTCGGTTATATCTATTGGGGCATTCACACGATCATCTCCTGCTCAACCGTTCGCTCAGTTGGATGTAGACCGGCGGTCAATGCCTGGTAAGTGCGGATCATTTCGGCCACGTTCTCCTCGAACACGGTGACGGCCTCAACGATCGCTTCAGCCCAGTTCTGTTGTGGGTAAACACGTTTAACCCACATAGGCATGCCGCCGCAGTACGACACATAATCGATCCATTCGCGCCCGGACACCAGCAGTGCGCATTGGAGCTGGGCGACGGTTTCTATGGGAACCTCGTCGGCGAGTATGGTCGCCAACTGGATCTTGGGTCGCCGTGATTTGACCTCGATCAGCCCGTTGTCGCCAACTAAACCGTCTGGGCTGTAACCGATCCGAAAACCCCAGCGGTCCTCGACCATGAGGCCGGCTTCTGCGACCGGGGCGTAGTGTTTGGCGTACTTATCGCGCGCACGCGGCTCGTCATCAAGGCCACGCAGCATGTCATCACTCACGTAGCTAGGTTCCGTCCATCCGGTGATACGTTCGGCCGCGAGTAGCGTAATTAGGCTGCGCGATTCCGGATTATCCGCTGACCGAATGGTTTTCGGCGTGATGAGCCTCCCAACAACGGACGCGGTGACGATCCCCCGGCGCTGCTCGAGCCACTCATCGCTACCTTGGATGAGGTCGGGGTGGATGGTCAGTGTCACAGAACCCCCTCCTGCTTATTACGTACGTCATCCCAGTCCGCTTTGATCTTCGTGAAGACCGTGTGCAGGTCGGCTTGGCTGCTGGTGAAAGCCTCAGCGAAGGTCTTGAACACATCCCCGTAAGCGTTGGAAAGGCCCTTTGAATACGCTCGGCGTTCCTCGTAGTTCATGGTCGCGAGGGACTGGGACACCCTGGAGCCGATGTCACTCATTGGCGTCCTCCCGATCGCCGCATAGACCCATCGCGGCACGCACATCTATCTGCGTTGCGACACGGTCCATTTCGGTCATCGAGTCGACCGCTCGCCGCCATTCGATGCGCTCGTGTTCGTGACTCATCGGCCTAGCCTCCGCGCCCACACTTCTTCGCGGTACTCCCATTTACGCGCCCGCTCAGCCTGCAAAGCCCTGACAAGATCAATACCGAGCACGCACGCCATGCTGACGGCGAGTGCGACCCCGAATACCGTGGGGCCCAGGTAGAGCAGCGCGACGATCGCGGTGCCAGCCGCCAAACCGCCTAGGACGCCGAGCAACGCGCGAATGGTGTCAAGGTTCATACGCCCCACCGCCTCGTCTTAGACCGTCCGCCCGGTGACCACTTCGCCGAATGCGCAGCAACGCAAGCAGTACAAGGCTCCTCACCCTCACGCCGATGCTGCGAATAACGGGCATCAGTGCCGTGCGGCGGCGAAACCTTCTGTATCGGAAAACGTTCACCCCGCCGGGCACCCTGGTGCACCAGCCCACCCCACACACCGCCAGCAGGCTGTTCCTGACCGAGTTCGCGGCACGGATCCTTGACAGGGCACTGCGCGCACACAGCAAGCGCGTCGGTGTAGCGGTCAGGATCGAAAAAAATGCTGGGGTTAGCGTCTACGCACGCAGCGTGCATCTGCCACCTGTCATCGCCACGCGATCGCGGAGTGGAGTGTGGGCGCTGTGCCCGCCCTTTGATAGCAGGCACTATTCCGACACCTCCGGCTTCTCAAGAACATCGGCTTCTCTGCGGAGTTGCAACGGATTCCACACGCCGTAGCCAGGTTGGAAGTCGTACGCCTTGTTGGCCTCACGGAGCGTGTCTGCTGCTTCGCGCATGCGGCGGGCCAGATCACTCTGGGCAGTCATGAAGCCGAGCCCTCCCATTCACGAACGGGCATGCCAAACAACTCGGCGACAGTGCGCTCAAAACATGCGCGTAGCGACTCCTTCCATCCGGACAGCAACACGATCTCGTCGCATTCGAGGAGCATCCGCAGGGCACGGCGCATATACCATTCCCAGGGGTGCTCGCAGCTTTCGTCGCAACCGTCGGCAATCTCGTGTGGTGACCTTGCGTCGACTCCTTGCGCCCGCAAAACTGTTGCGGCGTAAACAAATGCCGGGTAGTTGAACTGCGGCAGCCCCGTCATTGGACCGGAGATGTAGGTGGCCATTACACGCCCTCTCCTGTCCACACAGCTCCACCACAATCCGCGCCGGGTTCGATCGGCAGCGCTGCCACCGCCTCAGGCAGCCGGCGCGCCAACTCAATAGCCGTTGCGCGAGTCAGCTCGAGCGAAAGCCCGTAAGCGAACAGCACTCTCACCATCTCTTGGTTATGACCATTGCCCGGTACGTGAGGTTTGGCGAACGCGCCGCAGACCGCACCGAAGGAAGCTTTGAAGTCGCTACCGTGGTTCATGTGCAGCCGGTTGGGAGTCTCGGCGGTGTTGCTCATCTGGCCACCACCGGCCAGCCATTGCTGTAGGAGGCCACGAAACACTCCAGCACCACGACGTGCTCAGGGCAGATCCCCAGCACGGTGCGGGCAATGATCGTCCCTGACTCATGCGTCGACCACCCGTCGATGACATACGCGGTGACGAGTTGCTCGACGGTGCGGATCGTGGGCGACTCGTCGAGGGCGGCGCACACATTGACATCGGCACGGGCGATGCCGGTGCCGAGCACACAGCCCGCCAGAATCGCGCCGAAGAATGCAAGTGCTAGGCGTCGGCGCAGTGTACGCGGGCGCATGCCGACAACGATGGGCTGCTCATCAGCGGGATCGATCTTCTCGCCGTCTAGATCGCGCGAGTAGGAGTCGCGCGACCACTCGGCGGTGTCGTCGTCGGTCACGGCAGCGCTCGGCACCGACGTGAGTGGCAGGTCGGCCCAGCGGCGCGCATGGCGGATCAGGTGCTCGATGAGACTAGCCACGCCGCACGACCTCGTGGCTGCCGAGCTCGACCGGCACCAGCGCGGCTGCGCTGGTGTGATAGGTCGCTGCCCGTTCATATACCTCGTGAGCGTCTTCCGGTCTCCAGATCGGTATCATCAATTTGCCCATTGGGAACCTTCCTTTCCTGGTGGGTGCGACCTCATCCGCTGACACGGGTGGGGTCGCTTACTTCTGAAACTTGTTGAGGCGTGAGTCGATGCGTTGTTCTGCGGCACGCATCTGATGTAAAGGTGTTGCGGCGGTGCCGTTTTCAAGCGCAACCGCGATACGCGGGCCGACGTGTTCGCGCCACTCCTGCCAGTCGTCGAAGTTGCCGCAGACGGTGCCTGTCAGTTCATCGGCGCATCTGATGGCATCGGATTCCGTGAGCTCTGGCGTGTGTGCCGTCAAGGCCTCGCAGATGGCCGGCACCGCCCAGTTGATCCAGTTGGGGTGCGCCGGGGCGGGCGATCGGGGGACGTCGCTCACCGCCCCGGCGCTGTCCCCTGCCAGGTGGTCGGTGGCAGGAGTCTCATACCGCTCTTGGATCAAGCCGCGGACAGCGACGAGCTCATCGTCGGTCAGGCCGGGCTCGGTTGGGATGCTGCACTTATCGCAGACGTATTCTGCGCCGCAGTCCGTGTCTATGATGCTGCCTGTCGGATCGCCGCAGAAATAGCACGTTTCGAGATCATCGGCTTCCCGCTCGGCCGCCTGTTCCGCACCGTCGCGCCGCAGGAACTCCTCAGCCGCAGGCTCATCGAAGGGTGGCCATAGCGCGTCCAATATGTGTTGCGCGGCAACAGCGGCGAGGGAATAGCCGCGCACGAAACACTCTTCGATCGACCAGGTTCTCATCGGGGCCTCCGCTCACACACCGTGCGGAAGTCACCAGGAAACACATAGCAGGCGTCATTGCCGTGCGGGCAATTCTCTAGCGCGACGAGCCGACCAGTGCCATCGGCGAACCGCTTGAGCCCTAATCGCTTAGCGCCAGCATCTCCGACCATGACGCCACGCTCTCCCGCATGTGGATGTCCGGCCAGGATCTCGATCGGCAATCCGCTCATGACGCCCGCCCCTGGTTCCGTAGTCGCTGGAAGTACTCACGGAGAGCAGCCTTTTCGTCATCAGTCAATGACGCGCCCGGCTGCAAGCAGACTGAGATGCCGTCGCCGACATAGACCATTTGCTCAGCATTTGGCGCCGGACAGTCGTGGCACATGTAGTGGTTGCCGGTGGAGCAGTTGATGCACGGGCAATGGCATACGGCACTCATGACGCCTGCCCATCGCCGTCACGCACCACGCGTAGATGCCGCCGCGGATGCTCAGCGTTGAAATCGGTGATCAGCGCGGCGGTCTCACGGCTCTTGACGGCGAAGCGCTCAGCCAGCAGGAGCACGATGGCGAGGCCGACAAGAGCGCCGAGAAGGTAGGCCAGGAGGGCGGTGATCATGGCGTCTGCTCCCAATCACGCTGCGCCATCAACGCTTTCAGCCGATCCAGCGCCTCGTTCCGCTGCCCAATCGCCTCATCAAACTGCGCCTGCAACACCGCCTTCTCCGCGGTGAGTTGGCCGATCAACTCAGCCTTCGCGTCGTCCTCGGCGGTGAGCTCATCGACGCGCGTGTGTAATTCGAGCGTCTGCTCGAGCTGCCGGTACAACTCGGAACGCTCAGCCTTCAGGCGGGCGTTCTCTTCGCTGATACTTACGAGTGCGGCGGCCTGTTCACGGAGTTTGGAATTGTCGCGGTCGAGCCGGCGGATGGATTCCTTGGCGGCGGCCAGCTCGGCGATCTGATCGTCGGCGATCGCGGCATTGTGGTCATCGCTGCAGTGCAATCCCAGCCACCGGTTCAGCGCCGCGTATTCCTCCAGCGTGGAGTCCACATCGAACTCGAACGCGGAACCGCACAGGCAGGAGTACTCACCGACCGCGGCGGCGAACGCCAGCTTGTTGAGGTCACGCTCACCGCAGAACGTGTCCGCTTCAGTAAGCGCGGCGAAGAACTTGGACGGCCGGGCGGCCAACTGGCCGGTGAGCGCATCCACAGCGCGGAAACCGGGCGCTGCGGCGGTCATAACGAACGCTCCTGGTACCGCTCTAGCAGTTCGCTGCGCGGGTCGCGCCCGGACACGACGGCCCGCAGCACCGCCAACACGTCACACAGGGCGCGCATGATATCGCTGGCGGGGAGCCCGATGCTCATGCGCTGGCCTTCTCTTCGCCGATCAGCTCCGCGACCGATACGCCCAGGTAGGCGGCAACCTTGGTCAGCTCGTCCACACGAAACGGCGTCTGGCCTGTGAGGCGTCGATGAACAGCCATTCGGGAGAGGGCAAGGAGCTTCCCTATTGCCTGGTGCTGGTGATTTCCGCGAGCCAGTTCGGCGCGGACGTTGGCTGCGATTTCGTCTTTATCCGCCATAGACCGTGACGTTACACCGCTGCGCGTTCCTTTGTCACGCTTTCCGTTACCGGCGGGCGTGTCGGGATGAATATGTAGTTACGATTGCACGCATACGTTGCGAATGTATCGCTCAACGTGCCATGATCACGCCATGAGTACGGAAAGCCTGATACACGGCGACTACCCCGACGAACCCTTGCCGGCCGCTGTTGCCCGTCGGTTACGTGGTCAGCTCGCTGAGCACCGCATGACCCTGGAAGACCTCGGCAAGGTACTTGGCCTGTCGAAAATGGCGGCCAGCCGCCGTGTCAACGGCGAGACCCCGATCAGCCTGGCCGAGCTGGAACTGATCGAGGCACACACACCCATCACTGCCGCCTATCTACTGACCGGACAGCACCCTGCGCCGTCTCCACAGCCCCCACCACCAGGCCAATCTTTTAGGCCGCCTCATCCAGCGGAGCGGGTACGCCAGCTTCGCCCAGTTGCCGACGTAGCAGAGGACAGGCAACCGGAACTGGTCAACGCCGAGGAGCGGTGGAGCTGGTATGCGGAAGCGTTAGCCGACGAGCGCACCGACAGCAAACCCATCAAAAAGCGTGCCCACCGTCCATCCAAACCGGTTGGTTGGACCTACTCAACCGATTGTGCTGCGCAAATAGCGGCCTAGCCGTCGAAATGTGAGGCCTCGCAATATTTTTCGTGACCGGGATTCAGCAAATGTCTCATACGCGGTCCTTGCGACTGGTACAAACCAATACTGTGAGAACACAGGGTTACACCCTGTCGATCGCATGGGAGGCAGCAGTCGGGGGCTGGCTAGCATGGCTTCGACTTGGGGGACTATCAGAGGCAACTATTCAACTTCGCCGCGATCACGTCCGATCGATCGCGCGCCGAAGTCAGGTCGAGCATCCGCAGATGCTCACCAAGACACACCTGGTGCGCATCGCCGACAAGCAGACCTGGTCGGCCGAGCATCGCAGATCACTGAAGACGTCGATGATTTCGTTCTTCGAGTGGGCGATGGCCGAAGAGATTGTCGACCACAATCCGGCGCTGTGCCTGCCGAAGGTGAAGTCGCCGATGCCGCATCCGCGGCCGGCGCCGGACCGAATATGGGACGAATTATTGACGGCAGCGAAACCGCGAGAGCGGTTGATGGCGCAATTGGCCGCAGGCGCAGGATTGCGCCGCGGCGAAATCGCCCAACTGCATATTGACGATCTCGTAGAAGATCACGACGGTTGGTCGCTATTCGTCAGGGGGAAGGGCAGCAAACAACGCGTGGTCCCAATCACCGACCGGCTGGCCGCCGAAATCCGCAGGCAACACCAGTTCGGATACCTGTTTCCCGGGCTCACCAACGGGCACCTGAGCCCGCAGCGCGTCGGCGAGGTCCTGTCACGGCTGATGCCCGAGGGCTGGTCGGCGCACAGCCTGCGCCACCGCTACGCGACCAGGGGGTACGCCGGGACCCATGATCTGCGTGCGGTGCAGGAGGCGTTGGGGCACGCCTCGGTGCGGACGACGCAGATCTACACGGCCGTGTCGAAGCGGGATGTCCGGTTGGTGTCGGAGGCGGCTGCACCCGCTGCTGGTCGAGGCGGCGCTTACTATGCCGACTAGGTCAACCGGCTCGACCCGTTCCGAGGGGTGGCGTGACGTGGAGACGCGAGATCGCGTGCGGGAACTGGAGTTACAGCACGCCTACAACCGAGGGTTCATTGACGCGATGCGCCAACTGGCGCGGCAGCGACCGGATCCGGCGTGGCTACGCGAGGATCAGACAGGTGAAACATGATGCTGCTGCGCCCAACCATAACGCCGCCAGCTGACGGTTGTGCCAGCTACTATGCCCGCATGGGGGCACCAGACGCCAAGGAGCAGATCGGTACTGGACGCGGCTGGGTTGTGTTCGCGATCGTCGCCTACACCCTGACTGTCGTGCTAACCGTCTATGCCACGATCTGGCCGGCTTGGTGGTGGCCAAATGGGTAGGGCGCTGATCGTCGCCGTCGGGGTGGGGTTGCTCGCCGTCTCAGTTGTCGGGTTCGCCGGCCCAGCTAGCGCGGGGTGTGAGACGCAGCTGTTCGCCCAGTATTGCGACGGGCCGATCCGCCCGGACGGCACATGGGACCGCTGCTTCGCGTCGGCTCCGCAGGCCACCTATGGCCAGTGGGGTCAGGTGACGGGGATCGTGCCGTCGGTGGGTCGCTGCTACCCAGTTGATCCGAACGCGTTCCCGCCGTTCCCGCTCGGGCAACCGCAATACCACATCTACCCGTGATTATGCGGGTCGACGTAGTCCTTTGCGGTTGCGTCGCCAGCCGCCGCGGTTGAGGGTGCCGTTCGCTTCAGCGATGCTGATCCGCGCTGACTTCTCTTTGCTGTAGCCCTTGCGGCGCAGCGCGCGGTACATGCGTTCGTGTTTCAGGCTTGGGTGGCCGGCGAACTGGCCGATGCTGCTTGCCACCATCCCGCCGCCCATCCGCACGGACGCGGTACGGCCCACACGGTGCACACCACCGGAGCGGCGCCCCACGACGCGGGCCCGCGGTCTACCCGCCCGCAGACCCGCGCGGCTGCCGCGACTGGAGCTGGCCCGTGGGCGGCTGCGGCGCGCCATCAGCGGCCCTTCCGTGCACGCGCCTTGCGGCGCCGCCCAGCCGCAGCAAGGCGCGTCATCCTGCGAGCTCCCCACTTTTTCCGCCCAGCAACAGCCGCCACCGCGTTGGGGTTACGTGCCCCTGACTTCGCCGCTGAACGCGCAACCTGCTTGAACCTCCGACCCGATCCCAGACGTGCCTTCGCCATGATGATCACCTCCACTCATGCGGGGTACCCGTTTCCGGCCGCTTACGATCTTGAATCAGGGCAGCGCGTCTTTATCTCGCGAAAGCCAGGACCAGGGTCAGCATCGCGATAGCCAATCCACCCAAAGTCAGGAATAGGGCGGTTTGCGTAGTGATACCGGCTGCGCGGCCCTGCTGAGCCTGCATGTACGCCTTCACCGGCTCCAGTTCAGTCGTGATCTGAGTGACCACCGCCTCCAGGTCTGAGCGGGTCGCATACGAGCCGCGTTCCCGGTTGATCTGCTCCCGCAGATTGTTGGCCTGCTCGTCGCGATAGATTTGATGCTCCCGCGCCAACTGCAACGCTTTGGCCGCCTCAGCCTCTTTGATGTCCAACGCTCGTTGGTCGGCTTGGCGGAGTTCCTGCAGATGTGTCTTCAACTCCTGCAGCTCCCGCTGAGTAACCAGGCTGGGGTCAGGGTGAGACACCGCAGACACCTAGTGGCATTGTCGGGCTATCCCTCGACGGGCGGCTCGACCGGTGGTTCGACCGGTGGTTCGACGGGCGGCTCAACGGGCTCTTCCGGCTTGGTCAGAATCTCCTGTAGCCGCGCAATCGGTTCGGTGATACCGGTGACATCAGCGTCGCCCAAAGGGTTGGTGTCGTCGTCCACGATGACTTGCACCGCGTCGGCGATCTCGTCGAGTGTGGTGCCGAAAGCGTCCAGGACGGTCTGGTCGATCTGCACTAGTGCCATGAGATGATCCAACTTTCTGTGTGTTTTTACTTGGTTGTCCTTCAACTGCTTTCGCAGCCAAAGCGTTTGGATGAGCGCGACAGCGAGAATGAACGCTGCGAGCTCCCAGGGCGTGTGGTCTGTCATAGTTATGCGGCCCGCATGTGTTCTATCGCCGGCCCGAGCTCGTGATTTATATGCGGGCCCGTTCCCTTGCCGATGAACATGATGCCGTTGACGATGGCCTTTACTGCCGAGATCACTTCGGGCAGCGGGCGGCTGGTGATCTCGAATACCTGCGCGAAGATCGAGTTACCACCAGAGAACCAGTTGTTCATCACGATATGGAAGATGGCCTCCTGGAACTCTCCGGTGTCGTCATCGGGTGTGTCGCCGTAGATGTCGCCCTTGTTCGTGGCTTCCTTCCACCACGCCGGGGTGTTCTCGATCCGGTCGTTGGAGATTCCGCGGCCCGTCGGCTTGTTCCCAATCCACTCGGCGACAACACCTTTCTGCCGCATGGGGTTGCCGAACATCAGTGCCCTCTTCAGATCGGGTAGCCGATCGTGCAGGTCGCCGGCCGGGTCGAGCAGATCATGCTTGTACACCTGGCCGCAGACGATGGCGCCCTGAGAGAACCCGCACAGCGCGAACGGACCCAGGTTGATGTTGATCAGGTGTTTCAGCTCGCCGCGGCCCAGCTTCACCGAGCCGTTCATCGGGAATGGCGTAGCTGGATATCCGACGGGCTGCCAACGCCATTTGTGCTCAACGGCCCGCGCAACGTCGGCATCAGGCCCGACCCACCACGGCACACCGGTCCCGCACACTGTGAACAGAACGGGCCTGTTGTCCGGCGGTGGCGGCGGCTTCCAGTAGCCCATCTTCTCTTTGAGGCTGGCGCCGATGATGCCGGTTGGTGGCAGGCCGTAGCGGCGCTGCATCTCCATGACGGCTTCGACCATTTGTTGGTCGTATACGTCGGTGTCGGCGAGATGCCCTGCGTACGAACGGAATTTCTTCCGCATGAACGTTTTGATCTTGCGGATCTCGGGCGAGATGTCTCCAAGGCCGAGCCCTACCCATGCGCCACCGATGAACACGATAAGCCTCCAATCATCAAGCGCACATCACTAACAGCAGAAGTAAGAGCACTGCCATACCTGCCAATATGCACAGCGTTACCACTACGCCTGAGTCGTCGTCCTTCACGGCTTAGGCCCATGGGTTCTGGAATTCGCCGCTTGGCGGATTTGTGACCACCGTGCCGCCGACGACGTTCGGGTCGTTGTCGAGTTGCTTCTGCGTGATCTTGTTCGGGAACGCCCAGACGGCGATAGCCGAACCGAAGCTGGTGACCGCGAATTGCACCCACTGCGCGCCGGTTTGCGGCCACGGCGTCGCGCCGTTGATCAGATTGACGACCGCATTCCCGATGACACCGACAATGAACGCGGCAACAGTCTTTGCGTAGATCTTGATGAAATTCACAATTGGGCTCCGTTCTTCGTAGACAACACAGATATCAGCGCCGCTAAGGGCGCCCTGCTTTCGATGGGGAGAGCATCGGCGAGGCGCAGCGCTTCGAGCGCGTCGTATGCCCGTCCGATGACCTGGCCTGTGGTGGCTTCGTCGGCAATCGCCAATTCGGCCCTAGCGGGTTCTGGTGCGGCGACGGGCCGATCCACGTACACCACCTGCGGAGCCATGGCGACCGCTTCCGGGCCAACCATCTCCCTTGCAGGCGCCGGCTTCGCGTAGATCTCGGCCAGGATCGCCTGCGCCAACCGTGCGTCATCCTGACGATCGGGATACTTCTGCGGGTTCTCCGTTGCCGACGCCACCTCGCGCAGCAGATCCAGTGAGTGCGGATGCCCCAGCGCTGCCATCTCTTTCACTCGCTCGAAATGGCCATGGCCGTCGGCATTGAGGCCGAACCCCGCTACGGTGTCACGGTACGTATCGTCCAAATGCCGTAGCGGGCTGCGGCTGGGATGCAATTGGGTCAACTCGCGATACACGCGGTCCCACTGCTCTTGAGGTACTAGCGCCATGTCATCTCCTGGTGTTGGGGGGGTTGTTCCCGCTAGTCGGTTGTAGAGGGCGACGGCATCACCGAACCGTTCGTCGTAGCGGCCCCGGTACTGGGCGGCGGGTCGCTGGATGTCGGCGGCGAACGATCCTGGAGAGCGGGCCGTGTCGTTGTAGTTCATCTTGACCAGGCGGTCGTAGAACAGGCCCGCACTCTTCGCTGGGTCCATCAGCACCGATGGTGGCCCCCACATGGGGGTGCGCTGCTGGAACAGGCCCACACTGTCATGGTCGGAGCCGACCGCGTCATGCGGAAGTTTCAGCGACTCAGGGACTTTCGAGTTCGCATACATCTTCCAGTTCGACTCAACGAACACTGTCGCGAAAGCGATCTGGATACCGCGGGCGGTGATACCGCGCCGGCGGCCCTCGGCCATAACCGCCAGCGCGTATTGATCTTGTTTCGACATAGGCGGCGGCGGGGATGGTGGCGGGGCGCCACCAGGCAGTGGGATCGGGGCGCTTTGGCGGGTGTGAACGTGGTCGCGGTGCCCGCCGTAATCGGAGGCGTAGTAGCCGGTTGCGGTGACATCCTTGCCGCCCGCCACCCCGGCCCGTTGTCCCGTGTTCGGGTTCTGCCAGATAACCTGCTCTAGAGAGCCTTTGACCGACATCAGGTAGTCGGCGAAGCGTTGCATACTATCGACGGGGCCGGCCCAGTCGATGCCGCGGTTCAAACCCTGCGGGTTCGGCGCGAACCCCGCCTCAGCGCGGTTGGATTCCTGATGGCCAGGGTAGGTGCTCGCCTTCAGCCCAAACGCGGCCCCGAGCTGATACACCCAGTCGGGGAACCCTGGTGAGCCGTAGGTGATGCGTGAGCCGCGCGGCAGCCCGTAACTCGTCGTCGGTGGTGGTGGTGGTGGAGGTGCCGCAGTGCGCTTATAGGTAGAGAACCCGTCAGCGCGGATCTTGCGGCGAATGAAGTCGTTGACCTTTTCGACATTCTGGGAGCCGTAAGTGTTGCCTCCCATCTGGAAGTGCATCCAGTCACGGATAGACCAGAACCCGCCACAGAAGATCATGCCTTCGTAGAAGTCGAGCAGGTCGCGAACGGCCTTGTTTTTGGGTGGCGGATAGGCCCTCTCCTCGGAGATCTGGAGCCGGAATGTCTTGCCGTCTGGCCCATTCCAGTTCAGGTCCATCGCAGTACCGCTGAGATGGTTGGAGCTGGCTACCGAGTTAGTGGCGGTCCAGCATGCGGAGTCTGAGTCGCGCAATGGTTCAACGTGGGCGTTGAAGTCGGCGGCGAACGCGCCCATGATCGCGGCGGGCTGGCCTTCGCGGATCTGCAGGGTCACGTTGGTGCCGGGGACTTTGACCCACACGCAGGAGCCGGTATCGACCATCCTCCATCCGTTCTCGGAGTGAGTCAGTCCATAGACGGTGCGATCAGCCATCAGCTCTGAGGTCTCCAGAAGTCGAGCAGCTCATCGAGCGCTGGTATCCCGAAATCGATATCGGGGATAAGAGAATTCAGAGTGTGCCGCGCCGCGTCCGTGGCCTGCACAACATCAACCACGCCCTCAATACCGGGGATACGTTCGACCAGCTCATCGACAGCGGCCTTCACTGCTGCGCCGACCGCCACCGGCACCAGCGGAAGGATGCGCTCGGTGATCAGTTGCCCTAGTAGGTCTTTGATGTACTGCTGGACCTTCGGGTCACTGAGCACCTTGACCAGGATGCTGGCGATGAAGCCATTCACGCGGCTTCACCTGCTAAAATTGAGGTCCCGGCAGCCGCTGCGAACGGCCCCGGGCTTGGCCCAACCTGCATGAAAGGTTCGACGTGTCCCATGTTATGTGCTCCATTCCTGGTTGTGGCAAGAACCGATTCGCGCGAGGGTGGTGCTCTGCGCACTATCGCCGGTGGAAAGTGCATGGAGATCCCCGTGGTGGCGGGCCTGATAGAAAGCGGGATTCGCCAATCCGGCACGGCACGGTAGATGGCTATAGCAACCGCGGCTGCCGCTGCGAAGACTGCAAAGCTGCCCATGCCGATCGTGCACGCCGATACTACGAAGCCAACTGTGAGGAAATTTCTCAGCGCAGTCGCCAGCGCTATGAAGCAAACCGCGAGAACGTGCTTCAAAGGAATCAAGAATATTACGAAGCCAACCGCGAGAAGGTGATTGAACGAGTACGCCGATACGCGGAGACGAATCCCGAGAAGATTTCCAAGAAGCAGCGTCGTTGGCGTGATGCCAATCCCGAACATAATCGCCAATGGCGACAAACCAATCCTGAAAAAGCTGCGACAATCAGCAGTCTTGCAAGCCATCGCCGACGAGCCCGTGAGCTCGATGCCTTTATAGAAGACGTTCCGCCCCTGGAGATCTTCGAGCGGGACGAGTGGCGGTGCCAGATCCCGGGATGCCTGTATCCCGACATACCTGTCAGTAGGTCTGTGACGTATCCCCACCCGATCTTCGCAAGTCTTGATCACGTCGTCCCTCTAGCGAAGGGAGGCACACATGAACGGTCAAACCTGGTGACAGCGCATCTGCGGTGCAATATCGCCAAGGGTGATCGAGCAGGCATCCTCACGTGAGAATCACTCCCCGTACTGTTTCGGCGGCGGGTTGGTTTCGCGGTCGCGTTCGTATTGCGGCTTGACCAGCCACGCCAAGCCCTGGATCATTCCCAGGGCAGTCTGTAGATCAGAACGTGCGTTGCGCGGATTGCCGCCACTGGTCATCAAACGTTTTGCCTCAGCGATAATCTCGTCAGGCGTCCATTGGGTTCCGTCTTTGCTCATTGCTTGCCTATCGGTACGGTGACATCGCCCTGGTCGGCGAGCAGGGCCGCGAAGTCTGCGAACCCGATCCGTGCGCGACCGTTCACGCCCCAGCCCGGCCCCCAGCTGTTGAGGATGGTGACGTAGCGGCTGCGTAGGTTGGCGCCGAGAATCAAGTACTGGTGCCCGCCGACCATCTGCCCGGTGGGCCGCAGGTATCCCCCCGCATCGTCGGGGGTGAACATGCCGTCGTACCAGGGGGTGCCGACGATGACGGGCTGCAGTGCGATCGAGGCGAGGAAGTGGTCGAATCCGAACGCGTGTTGGTAGCCGCTGAGGTATCCGAGTTGTTTACCCGCTTTGGCGACTGCTAGGCCGCTGGAGCCGGTGTCGTCGGGTTCGTAGGTGCCGGGGAACTGGTCGAGTTGGGTGGCGAGGCTGTAGAGCCGGATCGCGTTGTCGTGGCGGAGGTAGCGCCGCGCGGGCCGTGACTGCACGAAACGGGTGGTGTTCAGGCAGTTCGCGAGAGCGAAGCCTGTGCAGCTCGAGGTGTAGAACTGGTCGAGGATGGGCGCGCGGTGTGTCCATAGCACTGACCTGGGCGCGGCGGTGCGGCGTGCTGGGTATTGCTTTGAACGTGGGTCGTGTTCAACCCGGCGGCCCAGTGTCACCACGGGTGCTGACTGTATGGAGCGTCGGTGCAGCGCAAACGGGGCTAGAAGTCGGGGAAGAAGAACCCGCGCTGCTGGTCGGGGGCGGTGGCTCCTCCCCCGAGGTCCAAGCTGACACCCCCAGGGGCAGCCAGCGTTTAGGAATCGTCCTCAGTGGTTTCGGTGACATTGGGCACATACAGTCCCGAGCTGGGCGGATCCTCACGCATGAGACCGCTTAGAGCCTGGCTGCCTACGGTGTATGGCAGCGCAGCGTGTGGGCGTCCGATGGCGACCATACGGCGAAGATTACGGAGCGGCGGTGAAAATTCGATCCCGGCTATGCGGGGGCCCGCACCGGGCTGGGGACTATCGCTTCCGGTGGTGCTGCTGTTCTTCCAGCTGGACGGTGCGCTGGAAGGTATCCGAATGTGGGCGATGGTCGCAGTGGTGTGGGGCTGCTGTGCAATGGCAAGGTACTCGGCTGAGGTTTGCCCGCACGCGGGACTTGACCTAGCGGTTGTTAGACGGCTGGCCCGATGGCCCGCCAGTGCGCCGCCGTGGTGGGTGTGCTGACCTGGGCTATGAAAAGTTGCAGCGTGTTGGCTAGCACGGTCTGCACTGTGTTCGCGCCTGACGATTGGACGGTGACGGTGCCGCTCGAATTGTTGACGATGGTGTACATCTGACCAGCTACCACCGAAGTAGTCGGCAGCAGAACGGTTTGAGTGGTGGTGCCGGTGAATACCTGCGTCTGCGAGCTGGCGATAGTCAGCGTCGTTGTGCCCGCAGCCGTTACAGTCGATGTTGCCGACGGAATGAAGTTAACGGCAAATAGGTGGCCGTTGGCGTCCCGAAGTGCCCCAGAGTTGCCGGCGGCCGCGGATGATATCCGCCACCCTATGAGCTGCCAGTCAGCCGCAGCAGTGGGGGCGTTAATTTTCGCTATGAAGATCCCGATTAGGCCGGCGGTAATCGTATTGATGCCATTGGCGCCTGACGATTGGACGGTGACGGCGCCGCTCGACTGGTTGATTATCGTGTACGTCTGCCCGGCCACTACCCCCGTTGTCGGTAGTAACACTGTTTGAGTGGTGGAGCCGGTGAATACCTGCACCTGCGAGCTGGCGATAGTCAGCGTCGTTGTGCCCGCAGCGGTTACGGTGGAGGTTGTGGTGGAGATGTAGTTGTCGGCAGTCAGATTCGCGTTGCTGTCCCGCAGCGCAAGAGTGCTAGGAGTGGCCGCGCTCGCCACACTCGAGCGGATGCCTGTGTGGTAGTCGAGGACCGAAAGATAGGAGCCGGTGGAGTCTGTGGGCAGCCCAGTCGAATATTGCGCTGTTGGAATTGTCGTTGGGGTTGAGCCGACATAGTAGATGGCGCGAATATCGTACTCGGACCACAGCGCGCCATATGTGGCATCCGAATTCACGAAATGCCCACTGAATGCGCCCATCAAGTTCAACTGGGCTTTGACGGTGTTGTACCGCGATGCAGTGAGGGCGGGGATATAGCCCCCGTAGGGTGCGGTGTTGACGAAGTCAATCATCTCACCCGCAACGAAGACCTGTATGTCCCAGTCTGTGTGTCGCATCGCGCCCCGGAAAGCGGTCAACTTCCCGGTGGTCGATCGCACACGAATATTCGTCGCCTGAACGCCGAGCATGCCCTGACAGGTGATCGCCCCGAACAACGTCGCAATGTCTTGTGGCGACCCCTCCGTGGTTTGACCGACGCCACAGTCGACAATCTCAATGTTGCTCAGGGACAGCGACGTTGTCGTCCCATACAACGATGGGGTGGCGATGGCCGACGACAGGAACAAACCCATGTACTTGCAGTTTCTAATGATGACGTTCTGTATTACGACATCTTCGCAGTAGCCCCCATTGGTTTCTTTACCCTCTACCGACAGCCCTAGATCACAGTTTTCGATCACAACATCCGAAACAAGGACGTTCTTGCAACCGAACTGGACGGTGATGCCCTTACCACCACCACGGCCGACGTCATCCGGATCGTTGATGTCGGTGATATGCGAGCCGCCATGCTTAGAGTTTTTGATCACCATGTCGTGAATGAAAATGTTTTCACACCTTGAGCCGAACTCTGTATGCTGTGGGTTGGTGAAAAAACTTATACCAATAGTGTTGTCGTTGGTCTGCGCATTGGAATCCCAAACACCGCCGTACAATTCGATATTGTGCTGGGCTATGATTGCCACGAAATGCCCGACATTGTTGCCTCCGTGGAACCTCAGATGGCCTTGGTTCTCGACGACGGTATTAGACTTTGCGAGCAGAGCATTGTTGCAGCGGTAGACGCCGGGCGGGATTAGCACCTTCACACGCTGTCCGGTGCTCGTCGCGAGCGCGGAGGCCGCATCGACAGCTGCCTGAATCGCCGCCAGGTCGTCTGTGGTGCCGTCACCGATCGCTCCATAGTCCTTGACGTTGATCAGCAATTCACCCTTGCCGACCGCGCTGAGCGTGGATCGCTGCGCGGCAGCATCCGCATCATCCAACAAAGCCCTACCCGCGGCGGTGAGGTCCAGTTCGTCCACGATGCGGGCGGCGATTTCGGTGGCCACTGCAGCGGGTAGCTGCGACCCGGCGGCCAGCGCGGTGTCGATGGAGATCAGTCGTTTCGCCACAAAATCACTCCGTTTGACTGGTGTCGGGTATATACAGGCCGGAATCGGCAGGGTCTTGCACCAGGGGCCCTAACCGCGCCGCTACTTCAACGAAGGTGTCCAGATCTGCGGGTGCGCCGTCGCGCAATGTGGCGATCGCCTCAGCACTGCCTCCCCACCCGCCGACAGGCACAGCGACATGCGGAGACCCGATGTGCACCACGGGCCGAAAACTACCTAGCAGCGGTGCAACGCCACGTCGGACTCCGACCACGACCCGAACACTCCCGCTGCGTACGGTTACGGGTACGCGTCGGCGCGGCGACGTAGGCTAAGCCGTTGGGGACGAGCTCCCAGCAGTGAGGCAAGCGGTGTCATTTGCTCATCACCGGCCCGCGACCTACCTACTTCACCGCTTTGACGAAAGCGTCGAACGCCGCGCTCTGTTCTTCCTCGCTGAACCCCGGCGGCGCCGCTTGCCGCTCACCATCCTCGGTGGCCAACGATGAGTACAGCGAGTCGTAGAACTGGCTGACCTGCGCCTTAGCGGCCATGGCGGTTTTCGCGCCCGCCGCGGCGGACTCCACCGCCACCGTCTCAACATCATCCAAGATGGCGTGCATGGAGCCGATGCTCATCGGGTCGTGGATGCCCTGGCTGTGGTAGCGGGCGCGGAACATGCGCCAATGGTGCGCCGCTGTCACCGACAGGTTGAGGACGGCGTTGTAGGGGCGCGCGGTGCCTGCAGTGGCGATCGCCTTTGCGCAACGTTGAACAGCGTCATGCGGTACGTCGCCGTCGATCATTGTGGCCAGCAAGTCCTCAAACCAGCCTGATGGGGTGTGGGTTTGCACGAACAGACCAAGGTAGGCGAGGGCGACGTCGAGGGGGAGGTTGCGGCGTGCACTCATCGCCAGCGCGGGGATCGCGGCCGGCCCCGGTTTGCGGGCTTGAACAGTCCCAACGCCTTTTACCTGCAGCGGGTAGAACCGGCCACTAGGTTCGGGGGCGTCTTCGGCGTCGGAGAGCATGTCGTCGAAGCCGGGCGGCGGATCGAACATTGTGGTGTCCTGCTTGGTTTAGAGGTTGAACGCCTGCCAGGTGTTGATCCGCCGGTAGTTGGTTCCACCCCAAACGCCTAGGCCCGCCAGCCGGTGGGAGGAGTTCCGTGGCACGACGTTGCCATAGTCGGTCCAGGTTTGCCCCGCGATCGGTGTGCCGTTCTTCAACGCGGTGTAGACGTTGCCGATCCGCCTCAAACTGAACACGTCACCGGTCGCCAGCGTCTGGTTGCTCGATGCGGTGGCCCGGCTGGTGCCGTCTATTGACCAGCCAGTCTTAGAGTAGATATTCCCGCGATCATTATTTAGGAATCGGCAAAGTACCCCTTCCCCAGTGGTATTAGCACCCAACCAGATGTACACATCAGCCCCGGTGCCCTCGATGGTGCCGAGGGTGATGTTCACCTGGACATCCTCGGCGCCCATCGGAGTGTTGTATGTGCCGTAGTTGGTGGCGTCATCGACACCGTAGGCGGCGTTCGAGTTGATCCCCAGGGTGTTGCGCCGGGGGGTCCAATCCGAGCCCAGGGTGGTGGTGGAATCGGCTCGGTCGAACGCGTCGACGTAGCCCGCCATAGGGGTATCCGAACCCATCTCGACGAATTCCAAGGCGGGACTGTATTGACGGACATACTCATCGGTTTGCGTGCCGCCTTCTCCTCTGCCGTGTTGCAGAATCCGGCTGCCCTGCATGGTCAACCCCATAGACCGAAACGACGCCCCCACTGCAGCCAACCCTCCCGAGTCGTTCCATACCACCGGATCCCCACCAGCCACTCTCAGCGAGTGGACATTGCCCTCCTGCGTCAACCTGATGATGTCGCCAGGCTGAAAACCCCGCCCAGTCGGCGTACGCACAACCTCAGTGTTGGAGATCCTCGACACGATGCTCGCCTCACCGCTACGCAAATGGATGCCGACACCGTTGGTCAAGGTCACGTTGGCCCGCCGCCACACAATGGTTTGCAGGCCCGAATCACCCTCAGTCAGCGGCACCGTCTCGAGATAGCCGTCGTCAGCCGGCGACACCGCCGCGTTGTACACCTGCCTGTCGGTTTGGGTGGACTGCGTAGTGCCGGCGTCTTCCATGTTCATGCGGAAATACCGGCTGTAAACCGACGCCAAGTTCGGGGTGAGCGCGGGGCCGAGGTCGGTCCAGTTCGAGCCAAGCCCGATAGCGTCTTGGCGGTCGGCGTCGTCGCGGATCCCGGTGGACGACCACACCAGGGTCGCGCCGATGTAGATCGAGGTGATGTGGGTTGTCCCGAGCTTCACCCCTGTGATCGGGGTCGATCCCAGCTGCAGCGACATGTCAGTAGATCAGATAGGCGGTGTTGGGGTCGGGGGTTATGCCCGCGTATTGCGCCGCCGTCAACGGGATGAATTTCAGCGCGATGGGCTGATCGTCTACGTCCGTCACCGTGGGCACACCCGCGTCCACGCGTGTGTGATCCACCGACGCCGGGGCGATCCTGTCCCTGGTCACCGCATCCGGCGCGATGGTGCGAGTGGAGACCGCCGCGTCGCGGACGTGTGACTCCCGAATTGTGTCATCGCGAACATTACGCTCTTCGACCGCCTCATCGGCGATCCTCGGGTTGGTCACCGACCCGTTAGGAATCGTCACCGGAGCCAGCAACGCGATCTCAGTGCGGACCTCAGGAGCCAGACGCTCCCCTACCGGCGCAGAAGGGTTGTAGGCAACAACGTAGGCCACGAGCGGACGATAACCACCGAGGGTGTAGGCGCAATCAGAGCGCGGGGATCGCGAACAGGTCGATCCTGGTTTCACCGGTCACGTAGCTCGACTCTGTTTGCGACTGGCCACCGTCGATCGCCGCCGACTGCCACAACTCGGAGACGAACCGCAACTCAATCTGCGCCGTAAACGTTTGACCAGCGTTGAGTTTGACAAACCCGGCCGTCTGAGGCTTCAACGGCATCGTGATCGCATTCTGCCTCAGCTCGGCGATGGCATAGGAGTCGGCCGCGAACAAACCCGCCTTGCCGGCGCTGCCACCGACACCGACACGGGACACCTCCACCAGGGATCCGGCGCTCGAACCGACCGCTCCCGCATGACTGAGCTTCAGAAAGCCCCGCGACCTGGCCGTCAGCGTGACCTTGCAACCGCCGCGCGTCACCAGCCCATACACCCACTGCGGGATCGGGGAACTGTTCACCCAAAACGTGATGAGGGTTTGCAACACCTTATCCTTGTTCCCGCCGCTAGCCACCGGGAACGTCCCCACCTTGCTCGCGGTGGTGCCGGTCGCGACCTGCCGATACTGCATCCACGTCTGCGGCGCGATATACCCGCTGGTACTGGCCTTGAAGTGGCCGGTATCGAAGCAGGAAGTCATGCGGGCCACCCCAGCGCGACAAGACGGGTCCACCGAGCTTGAGCCTCGAAACGGTCCTCAAACTCCGACGGCCTGATCCACACCCCCGGTGTTTGTACTGCGGCCCGGTAGCGGAAATGGAACGACTGCATCGCCGGCACCTTCCCGACATTGACCATCACCTGGGAATCATCGGTGTCGATGAACACCCGCCCATACAGTAGGTCCGCCGCAGCAGCTGATGGCCGGTCAATCTGAAACTTCCCGCCGAACGTGTCCGCAAACGCTGACGGGAAGTCCGCCGTCGGGTTCTTCCCAATAGCCCACGACCACGCATCGTGAATCACAACCGTGGTCGGGCTTTGCGCCACGATCGAACGCGGCCCGCGGTGCACCATTACGGCCACATTCTGGGCGCCGTCGGAGTTGTTGAACCAAGCCACATCGCCTTCGATCATCGTCACAGGGTCCGGGGACTGTGTGATCTCCCCGTCCCTCGTGGATTCCAGAAACGCCTCACCAACCACGCGGGGAAACCAGGCCCGCCGCACACCCAACCCACCCGTGTCGGAAATCAGGTATTCGCTGGTACAGATCTTGATGCTCATCCGGCCACCAGATTGCCCTGCTGAGGGAAACGCCACAATTGCATGCGGGCGTACTTCGCTGACGCTGAATGCTGGGGTGCGTTTTTGTTCGCGTTATCGCTCCACGGTGGTGGAGTCCACACATAACACCTGTACCAGACCTTCAGGTATGAACGCGCCGGTACCGGGCCGACCCACTCGTCGGCGCTGTGCACATCGGTCCACATCCACATCTGGCCGGGGTTGGGTTCGGCAACACTGTTGGTGCCCAGGTCGACGGCGCACCCCACCTGCCCGTTGAGAATATCGCTGGTGACCGGTTCCGCGGGGGGTCCGTCGATAGCCCATGTCCAGCGGTCACGAAACTGGATTGCGTTTGGGTTGGAGGTGATGATGGTTCGGGGGCCGCGGGTGATCCGTATCAGCACCATCTGGTCCAGGGTGGTGTTATTCGTCCATTGCTTTTGCATGTTGATGAGCAGCTTGCCCGGCAGGTTGGGGGTCATCACCAGTGACCCGTCACCTGTCGAGGTGGCTACCTGGTCGACTACGCACTGGGGAACCGACTGCGCCCGCAGCTGAAGTTTCCCCGCGGTGGTGGCGAGCAGGTTCTCGTCGATACATACTCGCGGGTAGATGATGGGCACAGTCATAGGTGGCAGCCTAACTACCTACCCGGCTGCGGCACGGTCGGCGGGGTTGGTGAGGCCAACGGGGTTGCTACGTTCTCTGGGTCGGGGTTCAGGTTGGTCAGCTGGACCCTGCGGCCGTCGGTGGTGGTGGCGATCAGTTCGCCGTCGCGGTCGGCGATCACCCAGGACCCGACCCGCATCGCTCCCGGTCCGCTCTCCAAGGTTCGTAGCCGCTGCTCAACGTCACGCGCCCACTGCGCGTCGGTGTCGGGTTTACGGCCCGTCGTCTGCCCGCTCACCGGGGAACTCTCCGAGATTTCCCCGACTTCAACATATCGACAAACGAAACCGTCCCGCCCGGGCCGACTTCCGCTGCATTTCGTGTGGGCTCGCTGGTCCCGCAGATACTTTCGCTGCCCGCAACATCGCGAGCAGGGCTGCAGTCATGCAGCCGCACGCGGCGTGACCCTGCCCGCCGGGTAGGACTTGCGACCCGCAAGCCCCTGGATTTATCCGTGGGGTTCATGACGGAATCCATTGTCACTCAACTGGGTGACCCGGACGTGTTGCGAAGCTTCAACAGCTCCGGTAGCTCATCCGTGACGGAATCCATTGTCACCTGTACCGATGCATTCCCGCTGGAACGCGACACATCGACGGACTCCAGCTCCATCAGGAAACGCAGGTCGAACGCGCTGATCACGAACCGAGAACTGGGAATGAGCTCGTCCAGCGAAACCGGCGCCTCAGGATGCAACGTCGCCCCGGACGGCACCGCGAGCGAATAGCGGATCTTGCTGGTATGGCGGGCGTACTGATACGTTGCCCGGTCGACATTGCTGACCCCGAACATGCTGTCGACGTTCACGATGGTTTGCAGATTCAGCCCAGCCAACTGCACATGCGCCCGCGACAAAGCGTCACCACCGCGCAGCAGCACATCGTTGAACGTGCCCGACCCGTCGACGGTGAGGCTGATCCCGTCGTCCAGGAAATCGGCCTCACCCAGCGACGCGAGCGGCTCCTTCGGAGCCGGCCCCAAAATCGGGGTTCCGGCGACCACCGTCCACCGCAGCCCTAGACCCTCGAGTTCCTTGATGGTGCCCTCGAGCATCGCCTCATCGGCTTTCACCTTGTAGTCGAATGCGTCGCCGTCGGGGTCGATGCGTCGGATGGGGTTGACGTTCAGGCCGTGCAGCTCGATCATCATGTCCCACATCACCCCGGCGATGACGCTCGCGTCGGCCGAATCCCACGCCTTCGTCAAAGGGGTGCGGGTACGCGATGCGTAAGCAGACACATCACGTGCCGAAATGGACAGGGCTTTGCGGTTACCGACCGCTTTCTGGATCGGTCCCGTCCACAGCAGATCAGTGCCGCGGGCATTCCAGACGGAGACCCAGTGCAGCCACGGCACGATGTCGATGGTCGGGTCGAAATCCGCCCAGGGTGGCGGCGCGACCAGTTCACAACGGGAGGTATCACGCAAATCCCGACTCCACGTCAGCGAGATCAAATCCTCGGGACGAAACGCATAAAGCTGAATCCCGTCGTGGGTGTGCACAGAGACGGCTTGGGGTTCGTCTAGGCGCGGCGGCGGCGCAGGTTGGGTCACTGGTTAGGCCTCACGGTCAGCCAGCGCCAGTTTGATCTCGAAGTCCGAGCCGGGTGGCGCTAGCGCAACGAACTGCCAGCAACCTTCCCGGTCAATGACCGGAGGGGTCCACGGCGACCCGTTCGGGGTGCCGACGATCCCGACCGGCTTCAGCCTACGGCCGCGCAGCCCAGGAGTGATCCGGGCCTGTCTGCGGTCCTGCGGATCGTCGGAGTCCTCGTAGATAGCCCAGTAGCGGCCGTCGATGGCGTCAAGGGAGAGCATCGCGGTCGCCGGTAACCCAGCAATCTGCACCGGGAACAACGTCTCCTCGCACTTGGGGTCGGCGATACACGACCGCCAATAGCCCTGCATGGTCAGTGATTTGGTGCCGGTGTTCTTGATCGTCATGCTCACCGCCGTCTCATGGCAGCGCAGCGGGAACTCCAGCGTGGGCACGTGGTAGACGTAGGTTTCCAGGTTGCACACCGGCATACAGCCGCCGCAGCTGGGTGGCGGGGAGGACACCACATCGACCGTCTCCGGTTTGCAGGTGGCCGAGAACAGCACCGGCATCGATTGGCACACCTGCGGGGTGGTGCACTGCGGAGCGTGAACCCACTGGATCGACTGGGTTTGCATCTCGTCCCACACCAGGTCCAGGTTGATCGGCGGCGCGTACGCGTACGGTCGGGTGACCGCGAACTCCCACGTCACCTTGTAGATGTTGGCTTGCCGGTTGGGTCCGCGGTCGGTGACGAACCGGTCGGTGACCTCCAACGCTGTCTTGTACACCACACCGTGCACCTCGCGGACCAGACCGGCGGTGTCCGCTGCGGTGTGCGACGGGTGGGAATTGAAGTACCGCAGTGTCGAATCGGTGCCCTCGGCGGCCTCACGCAGTCGGCACGCGAACCAGTCCAAACCGTATTCGAGTCCGGCGTTGGAGCAGGCGACCAGCAGCGCCTCAAAAGCTACGGTGCGTGACGGGTCACGGTTGGGTCCCGCCGTCGCCCCCGACCCCACCAGCTCGATGATGGGCCGGCTTATCGGGGTGGCGTCCAAACCGCGCACGCTGGTGACCCACACCCCGGCGAACTCGGCTGACTCTGGTGAGCGGGTGGTGAACCACGGCGCCAGCTCGGTGCGGTACACCGGGTCGTCAAGCCATTCCCGCAGCCCCGGCCAGGAGTCGTCGTAGTCGACGTGGGACTTGCATCCGGGGCAGGTGCGGGGCGAGCCCCAGCAGCCGTCCTCGATGAGCCAGATCAGGGGCCCGTATTGAGTCGCGCCGTCGGGTGGGGTGTAGAGCAGCGGGTGCCCGTCGACTTCGGTGGAGGTGGGGGGGATTTCGTAGAGCCCTTCGGATACCTCGGTCATGGTGCATTCGCCGAGCGTGTACAGGCCCGATCCGGGTGGCATTTCCTGTATCTGCCAGTGGTCCTGGTCGACGTCGTACAGGCCGCTGCTGGGTGGGTTTTCGGGGCTGTCGGGAATGTAGAGGCCTGAGCCGGGCGGTTCCTCGTCCACGCCGCGGTGGCTTGGGCTGAGGAACCCCACATCTTGGGTCGGCGGCTCCATTCCCAGATGGGCGATGATGCGTGAGGTGTTGGTCAGCTCAAGACGGTTCAACTCGAAATAGCCCCTGAACGGCAAGGTGACCGACCTCCTCTCTCAGCTCAACAGGGATAGCAGCTTGTCGTACGCCCGCTGCGCGGCTTCTTCGCCGCCGCCGACCACGGTGATCGGTGCGTTCAAGGTGACCGCGCCGCGGCCGGGCCCGCCGATGTTGCCGGCGGCCAGCGTGTTGACCAGTCGGTCGAAACTGCTGGTCATCTGGGGGGACAGCACCCGTTCGGGGGCGATGGTCGCTTTGGGCATGTAGCCGACGCCGTAGGCGACGCCGCCGTCGTCGAACAGCCCGCCGCCGGCCAGACCGGTGAAACCGCTGAACAGGCCACTCAAGGTCGACAGCAGTCCGCCGATCAGTCCGCTGAACGCCTCGGCCAGTTTGGAAAACATCGGGCCCAGGCCACCGAGCAGACCACCGAGCAAGCCGTCTTCTCCCAGTAGCCCGCCGATGCCGCCGAGTAAGCCGTCATCGCCGAGGAGCTGATCTCCGAGGCCACCGAGCAGCCCTTCCTCACCGAGGATCTTGTCGTCGAGCGTGTCTTCTAGCGCGGGTGTGGTGACAGGCTCGGCCGCCGGTTCAGGTAACGCTCCCCCGAGCAGGGACCCGGACGTGAGGGTCACACGCCCACCGGCCACCCCGACGTATTCGGCTAGGGCGTCCTCGCCTGCGGCGGCCAGCGCATCGCCGAGCGCCTGGCCGAGCGGCAGACCACTGACCATCCCGAGGAAGGTTTCGGTCGTCTTCGGCAGGAAGGTATGGGCGATGTTCACGAGGGCGGGCACGAGACCGGGCAGGAAGATGTTGGCCAGCGTCACCAGCGGTGTCAGGACCATGCTGAGTAACCCCGCGAAGGGCTTGAGCAGCGACAGGAACACGGACAACACCGAGTCCAAAGGGGACAGGAACACGCGGACCAGGTTGCCCAGGAAACCCCCCTCGGTGCCGCCGATGCCCAGCACCCCGCTCAGCCCGCCGAGAAGGCCATTCTCCTCCCCGCCGAGGCCGAATATGCCGCTCAGCCCGCCGAGAAGGCCGCCCTCCCCGCCGAGGCCAAACACGTCACTGAGCCCGCCCAGGAACCCGCCGCTGGCGCCCTCGGTGGGCGCTCCTTCGGCGACCTCCCCGTCGGCGGGCGCTTCGGGCAACGCGCCACCCAGCAGGGTGCCGGTGGTCAAGGTCGTTTTTCCACCGGGCACTGCGCCTTCCCCTTCAGCGCCCCCCGTGCCGCCGAACAATCCGCCGGTGAACAAGCCCGCCAGTTCGCCGAGGAATCCGCCGCCGCCGCTTCCACCGAGGCCGAACAGATTCGACAAACCGCCCAGCAGCCCGCCGCCGCTTCCGCCGAACAACCCGCCCCCGAGGCCGAACAGATTCTTCAACCCGCCGAGGAACCCTCCCAACACACCAGACAACCCACCGCCAGCCCCGGCCGCCGCATCCCCGGCATGGATTCCACCACCGGCGGTTATGCCCGCCATGTGCTGCTGCAGCGGCTGCAACGCCCACCCACCCAACAAACCGGAGTCGAACAGGCGCGTCTCCGACGGCGACAACACCCGTTCCGAACTGCCGGACAGATTGGCGCCCAACGTGCCCGACTCCCACAAACCGCCCTCATCAAACAGGCCGCCACCCAGACCACCGAACCCACCACCCAGCGACGCGGCGCCGGGAATGATCCCCAGGAACGCGGACAGGATGCCGGTGATACCGCCGGTGAACGCGTCGAAGATCGACGTCAACGGGCTCAGCAGCCCGCCCAGGAAGCCTGCTTCACCGCCGCCCAGCAGCCCGCCAAGCAGGCCCCCAGTCCCGGCGATGGCGTCGCCTTGACCGCCGACCAGGCTGCCGAACACCCCACCCGTCACCGAGTTGAGGATGCCGCCGCCTTCACCGCCCAGCAGCGACCCGAACAGCCCACCACCAAGGATCGAGTCGAAGATCCCCATGATCGGCCCGGCGAACAGGTTCTCCACCACACCGCCACCGAAGATGCCGGTCATCACATCGGGGAACGCCGACTGCAGTCCGTCACCTGCAGCGTCGACCGCCACATCCGCGAACGACACCGCCAGGTCAGTGCCCACCTCAGCGGCGATATCTACACCAGCAGAGCCCGCTGAGCTGATCAGACTCGACACGATGCCGCCCGCCCCGGGCGCCACCATATTGATGGCTCCACCCGCAGCGCCGGCACCAGCCTGGATCACCGCGTTGGCGACCGCCTTCGCAATCGGCACGATCACTTTTTCGATCAGATATTGCACCAGTGCTTGGATGACGATCTTCAGGATGCGGATGCGTTCGTCCGCGACGGCCTGCTCGCTGGACTCGGAGCGGTCGAGCAGCCCTGCGGTGTCGTTGAGCAGACGGCCTGAGGCCTCGAACGTCTTGAACGCGTCGCCGCGGAAGTTGCGGAAATCGTCAGCCATCTCCCGCAGGGTGTCGCGGGCCTCGATCTCGACGCCGATCACCTTCAGCAGGGTGCGGACCAGGATGTTGACGATCAGCCCGATGATCGGGATCTGGGACACGCCGAAGAATTCGGCGCCCACAATGTCGCTGACATCAACCCCGCCACCGGTGGCGAAGCCCTTGATACCGCCTGTGCGTAGCGCGCCAACGAACTTCGCTACCCCGGTGGTGCCGCCCATCCTGCGGACGTCGTCGGTGTTGAGGACCCATTCGCCTTGTTGCGCCAGGATCGGAACGCTGTCCTTGCCGGGTGTGCCGCCGTAGATGGCGCCGCCCCCGGCTAAGCCTGCCGCCCCCTGGAACGCGTTGAAGCCCGCGGCGAACGAATTGTTGACCAGATCGCCGCCTGAGGACCCGCCGCCCGATGGGATCGCGGAAGCGACAGCCGCGCCGATGATCGGGCCCGCCGTCTGTCCCATCGGGCCGCCGATAGCCTTACCAGCCGCGTCGCTGACAGCGTCCAAACCTTCGGTGACGGCGGTTTGCACGACCGGTTTCAGCAGTTTCTCACCGAGCCGGTCCTTCACCTGCGTCAACACCGACATCACTTGGTCGTGGCGCGCTTTCGCTGCGGCGTCGAAGCTGGTGAAGGTGCGGTCGATCAGCGCGGCGGTGTCGGAGTAGATCCGGCCGATAGCGTCGAACCGCGGGCCCTCGTTGCCCATCAGTTCGACGTCTTGGCCGCCTTGGCGGGTGTAGTCGGGCACGTTGAACCCGGCGGCTTGGGCGAAGAACAGCGGGTTGCGTTCGTCGATGAGTTGCTGCAGCCCGGTGGAGGTGGCTGTGGGTGTGCCGATCCGGAACGCCGACGCCAGACCTGGGCCGTAGGTGGGGGACGTGCCCGACAGCAGACCACTGACCACATCGCCAGCGACGTCCCCGGCGACCTGGCTTGCCGCCTGCGTCCCCGCCCCCAGGATCGACTGCCCGATCGCGGGTAGCCCGCCCAGTGCGCCGGGGACACCGGGCAGGCCACCCGGCATTGGACCACCGCCAACAATCCACACCGGCACCGGGGAGCTGAAGGTCCCGCCGGGCAGGGTCGCGCCACCGAGACCGAGTCCAGTCGGCAACATTCCACCGGTCGCCAAAGCGTTTTCCATGCCCTCGGCGATACGGGCATGGATGTGGTTGAAGTGGTCACCGCCCGTGTCGGTCTGCCACAGCGACCCCTTAGGGTCGATGATTCCCGTGCTCAGCAACCAGTTCCATATCTGATCACCGAGGGCTTTACCCGCGGGGTTGACCCCGCCCCGTGTAGTTCCGCCGGGAATCATAATGTCGAGCGCCCGCCCGCTCGGGTGGTCGGGATGTGGATCCTGGCGCCATCCGCCAATATCAGTGATGGCAGGGAAGGCTTGAACGATCAGATCGTTCAGCGCCGCGGCGGCGGGGACTAGGCCCTTGTCGGGAATGTTGGCGCGCCCACCGGTCCCGCCGGGGAACCAGCCGGTCGTGGTTCCCGGCGCGTTGGTCAGGACCACGGGTACGGGCTGTCCAGGCTTGGCCGCCACGAAGGTGTTAGGCCACGCGCCCGGGCCTTGGAGCCGCAGCAGCTCCTCGGCGATGGCTATCTGTTGTTCCTTGGTGGCCAGGTCGGCGCGGGGCGCGAACTTGGTACCACCGGCCTGCTCCCAGCTGCCCTGAGCGAACTGGAGGCCACCGAAGTAGCCGTTCCCAGTGTTGATGGCCCAGTTCCCGCCAGATTCCTTGAGCGCAATAGCTTCCCAGTCGGCCCCGGCCTGGGTTAGCGCGCCGGTCACCGCCTGAGTGGCCACCGTGCCGGACTGTTTGGTCAGTTTGTCTCGGAACGTCTCCAATGCGGTCACCAAGGTGCTGTTGGACGGGTCGAGAACCCCGGTGAATCCGCCGCCGCCGATGACCTGATCCACCAACGCCGCGATGGCGGCGTCGTCCAGTCCGCCCTTCTTCTTGTTGCGCGCCGAGACGATGGCCTTGATGACCGGATCGTTGGCGTCCAAACCGAGACCGGAGACACCAGAAAGATCACCGCTCTGCGCGAACGCCACCAACGCCGCCGCAGTACCGGAAAGGTCCACAGCCCGCGCCACGCCGGGGATACCGCCCGCCGCCAAACCTTGGACACCGCCCGGGCCGCCAGGCGCGAAGTACTCCGCCGGATTCGGACCCAGGAACTTCTCCGGGTCACCTCCCAACGCCTGGATCGCCCCCGCAGCCATCTCGTAGCCGATGTTGCGGGGCTTGAGCGGGGTGCCGAACGGGCCGAGCTGCTGCTCACCAGTGCCGGTGATCGTCGCGTCGGCCAGCGCGCTGGTGGCCTTAGCCGTATCAGCCAGCGGGGACCCGGCACCGCCGCGGCCGGCGAGCAGGTCACGGATCTGTGTCAGCAGCTTGATAACTGGATCGTCACCCTCAGGGCCGGGTGGCAGTCCGGTACCGAGGTGCACACCGCCGTCGGCGTAACCACGCCGCGACAATCCTGACCGGAATCGCGAATTGATCCCGTAGAGCCAGCCCGCGCCGAGTGCCCGCATGGCCTCGGGGATCACGATGCCCTCACCACCAGACAGCGGCACCAGCATGTTGTCCACACCAGGTGAGAACCCAGGTAGCACCATGCCGTCAGCGCCGCCGGGCGCGAAGATCTGCAACGGATTCTGACCAGGCGCCCCCTGGCCGGGCACAACCACCTGCGGGCTGATGACCGCATTGCTCCACTGGTTGATGAAGGCCTGCATCTTCCGACTGGCTTCATCAGTCTTGACGTTGACCTCGACCTGGCCATCCGGTAGGCGCGTGATCTGCAGGCCCAGGTTTTCGACGCGCTGGATTGCCTCGGGGGTGTCCTCGTTCAGCACCACCTGGCCGCTGGGCAACGTCCGGACCGCGTTGCCGAGCAGGTCGATGTTGGTTTTCGCGTTCGCCGCCTCCTGCGCGATGCGCGCGATCTCAGCGTTGCTCTTCTGCAGAGCGGCGTCCATGCCGGGGCCGCCAAAGCCCGGCTCGCGACCACCCGACGGTGATGGCGACGGTTGGGCAGGCCTTGGCCCGCGCCCATAGATCGGATCGTCGCGCATGATGTTGCCGTTGCGGTCGAGCAGCGGCACCCGGCCCCGGGGGAAGTTTGCTCCCTCGCTGACTTTCTCGCTGACGCCCTTGGCGGTCGCCAACGTTCCGGCGGCTAACGCTGCGACTCCCACGACCTTGCCGGTTGACAACCCCGCCAGTGCACCGCCCGCGCCCTTGGCCTTGCCTGGGATGCCGTCGAGCAGACCCCCCAGGCTGGTCAAGCCAGCGATGAGTCCGACGAACGGACTCAGGGTCTTGAACGCCAGGAACCCCACAACAACGGCTTCGAGGCCGCCGGGTATGGCGTTGATGGCACCGAGAATCTCGGCCAAGATCGGTAGCAGGAAGTTCGTCCACGTCTTCGACGCCTCATAAACCTGGAGCAGAATGCCGCCCAACTCCTGCAGAATGGGAAGCCACTGCGCTATCTGCTCGCGGCCCTCACGGAAGAAACCAGACAGCTTCTCCTGACCTTCAGCGCTGGCCAGGAAATTCGCTAGCTTGGTCGAACCGTCATCGAGGAACTTCAGCAGCCCGCCGTCACCGCCAGCGGCCTGAGTGATCGACGTGATGATCTTCCCGATGTTCAGGAACGTCTCACCGAGATGCTTAGCTGCGTCGATGCCCTCATTGATCCACCGGTCGAGGTTGCCGTTCTGCACCGACTTCGTGATGAAGTTGTCGAACCGCGTCGACAACCCCGTCAACCCGTCAGCCAGCCGAGGAATGAAATCACTCGACTCAGATGTGAGCGTGCCGAACGCATGCACCAAAGGTTCGATCGCCGCGTTCGCCCGCGTCTGCGCCTCAGCCGTGTTGCCGAAAATCTTGTCAAGGAACGACTGCGTCGAATCCAGGCCACCGACCCGACCAAGCTCCTTGAACGTCTTGTTCCACGCCGACCCCACCTCAGCCGTACCCCGAGTGAGCGTCGGCATCGTCTTAGTGGCCAGATCGTTGAACGACTTGTCGACGCCCTCGAACATGTTCTGCGCCGTCGAGCGTTGCAGCTCCTTCCACGGCCCCTGCGTGAACGCGCTGACCGCCTTCGCGGTGTCAACCGCAGCCGGCGCCATGTGTTTCAGCGCCTCAGCAGCCTTCTCCAGGTCCTTCGGATCACCGGATGCGGCGGCCTCGTTAAGCGTCTTGATGGCATCGCCCATCCCCTGGAACCCGATCGCCGCAGTACCAACCGAAGACGCGATCCCCGCGAACACACCGGGCAGGACCAAGCCCGCCTGAGTAAGCTGCTGCACCGCGCCGGTGACGTTCGCGATGGCGGTCGCCGCTGCGGGGAGGCTGCCGATCGCAAGGGCACCGAGATTGACGCCCACTGGGGACGTGGCAAATCCGTACCGGCCCTTGCCACCACGCAGGAACCCGCCCGCGTGTACACCGCCGGGAGGACTGCCGCCACCACCGCCGCCACCACCACCACCAGCACCGCCGAACCCCGTGCCAGCCACCGCTTCCGCCGCCGCCGCAGACCTCGCGGCCTCAATCCGCCGCCGCGCCGACCGCTCCGCCGCATCGGCAACCCGCTCGTAATCACGCACCTGAGCAGTGGCATACAAGGCCTGCGCCTTGGTGGCGTCGGCGATCACCCTCGTGACATTCTTCGTCGACTGAATCAAGCCGGTGTTCGCCAGTGACGCCTTGCGTGTCGACTCGGCCAGCTTGTCCGTCGCCTTCGTGGCGAGAGTCGCTTCGGCGGTGATCGCACCTATCGCGGAATGGTCCAGACCTGAGAGGTTCTTGTTGGTTTTCGCGAAGTCGGCCTGCAACCCGGCGAGCTCACGGGCGATCGCGGCGCGCAACTTCCCCGCAATGTCACCGCCATCGATATCGACGCCGATGGTGATAGTGCCAGCGTGCGTCACCGCGTCAGGCTAACTAAGTGACGTGCGGTTACTCGTCTTTACCATCGGTGTGGATATCCATCGTGGCGATGATGGCGCGCATCAACACCCCGACAGTGTCGGCGGTGTACTCGGTGTCGTCGGGATTCATCATGCGGGACATGACATGCCCGTAGCTGTCCGCTGCGAGATGGCGGGCAATGAACAGCCCCACCATGTCGTTCTGAACGGTGACCGGCACGTATTTCGTGAGGGCAGTCGACAGCCCCGAGACCGCTTGCCGCGTCGGTTTGCGGATCGCGAGGTCGTCGCCGCGGAACTCGATGCGCTCATGGTCCCAGTCGGCGTCGAGGACCACCGTCTCGGGTTCGGGTGGTGTTTCATCTTCTACTTTGGCGAGCTCAGCGGCCTTGGCTTTGGCCTTGGAACGCTTCGCAGGCGGCGCAGGCTCAACCGGAACCATGTCAGCGTCGACCACCTCATCAGGATCGGTCGACTCAATGTCAGTGTGGAGCGTTGGTACAGATGCAGCTGTCATAAGCACGCATCATGAACCCGCGCGGTGCAGCCTCTTGGGTGGACGCCGAGCCCGCGCTACTTTGGTGACGACCCATGACAAGCTGCACCAGCGCGGACCCGGCATCGCACGCCGATCATCACTAGCGCGGGTGCAGCAGCGCTTCAGTGGATCCGCGGGTCCGAGGCCACGACACGGACAGCGGCGTTACGCAGGAACGGACGAGCCCGCGTACCCGGATGGTTGACCTTCCGGAAAAACACCTCACGGCCATGCCACACGAAATGCAGCGCCTTAGCCCGCCGTGCCCGGATCACGTGCGGCCGGCTGCCCTCATGCACCGCAGCGGCGTACTTCGCGTGCGCCGTGACACCGCCCGTCACGCGGAACGGGCCGGTGAACACCTGCGGATCCTCACGGATCGACCGGCCCAGATGCCCTGTGCGCACTGGCACATCCACTTTCGCCTGGGTGGCGGTTTTGCGGGTCAGCGACGAATGCACCTTGCGCAGTATCGGCGGCACCTGCCGCTCCAACCCCACCCGGTTGATGTCGAACCGGATCGACGTGACACGAACGTCGGCCACTACTGCTGCTCTTGGGCCCGCTGCTGCTCGACCTGCTCCCACGCGGCGACGAGCAGGTCACGGGTGGCGTTGTCGGGGTATCCGATGGCTTCAGCTTCGAACCACGCCGCCCACTCCTTACGGCTGGCATTCTTAGACGGCGGGCCGTGGGGCACGTCGCTGGTGTCCTCCACGGTGTCATCGACGTACTCGACTTCGCCTTCGGCGGCAGGTAGGTCACTGGTGGGCAGAGGATCTGCGGCCGTGGTGCCCTCTTGGCCGGTCGGCGTCGGGTCGGTCACGAAGGTGACGAAGCCCCGCGCGGCTAGCTTCCGATACCGCGGCGTCAACGGAACAGTGCGCCGTTGCCCACGCCCCAAGCCGACCCAACTGCCGGTGCCTTCGATGATCACGTTCGCCATGCCGCCCACCATGCCAAACGGTGGTGCGGTCAGAACTGCACGAACGCGACACCAGACCAGGCAATCAAACCTCCCTCGGGCCCGTATGGGGTGATGCTGCCTGCGCCGACCCGGTAGTCATTCTTGTTGAGCAGCCCCCGCACCCGGCACAACGCCTTCTCGATACGCCAACTGTCATCCAAACTGACGTTCGCCTCATCGGTGTACTGCTCCCACGTCGGCTGCTCATCGGTGACGGCGCACCGTGCGACGCCGACCTCCACCTCCATCACCCGCGGCAGGTCGCAGTCAGTGACGACCATGGGGGCCGGGAACTCTTTGCTCCGGTAACGCTGCACAACCCGCACCCACAAGAACGGCTGCGAGCAGCCCGCCCCGTCAGCGTGCGCGTCCCACGCGGCCGCCGGCGCGGCGTCACCCGCGAAGAACCGCACATCGGTGGAGCCACCGCCATCAGGCGGGCAGACACTTTCGGGGTCGAACGCTTCACGCATCGCGACGATGAACGCGTTGATCACCTCGCTGGCGGTGTCGACGCATTCCAGCGGCTCAGTCACAACACCTCATCCCAGACAGCCAATACCTTGTCGTCGTCCTCCGCGCGGTGCGGGCCGTCATGTCCAGGCGGTTCGATGCACAGGTAGGCGCGATAAGGCGGTCGCGCGGGAGACTGGGCGAGACAGCAGTCCTGCGCAGCAGCGGCTAGATCAGATGTCAGATATTCGTAGCTCACGTCAGATCACCTGCGGGGCGGCCATCAGGTGGTGCGGGTTGACCGCCGCCAACCACAAATCGATCTCCGGGATACCGGTCTTACCGTCGCCGTAGATCACCGCAGGGTCATAAACCCGGTAGGTGACGCCATTGCGGCTCGCAGTGGTCACGGTGCGCGGCAGCCGGCAGTTGCCGCCGTCACATGCCTTGAGGAACTCCGCTGCCAACGTGCCGACATACGTGGCGGTGCCAGCGGGTGGGGGGTAGCCGCGCAAATACTCCACGGACCAGGTTCCCGCCTCACCGAGCGGGCGGCCAAGATTCTGGGCAGGCCAGATCAACGTGCCCTTGCGGTAAAGCACGTCGCCTTCCAGCACGTACTCGCTGGCGTTCAGCACCGCGCCTGCGATCGTCACCTCCTCGATCGAGGCGACCGGGCCGGGCAGGTGCACCGCGCGGGGGCCGGTGAGTTGGCAGCGTCCGCCCAGGCAGCCGCACGGCCAGTTGAGCCACCGGTCGCCCTCCCAGCTGAGCACGTAGGACGTGACCGGCGAGTATGCGCTGACCTCGCGCCAGGGCGGATAGATCGGCGGCGGGCAAGGCCGCACCGAGTGGGGACACAACCCGAACTGCCGCCCAGACAACGCCCACAACACCGACACCGCCAAATCCTCGGCAGCGTTACGCGCGGCCAGCGCCGCGTCATACGCCGCCTGCTCCTCCGGCGTCGGCGAACCTGGCAACACGGGCAACGCAGGCAAACAGTCACGCGCTATCGGCCAATCGCAACTCACGAGCACGACGGTAACGAGTTGCGGTGCTAAGCAATCGGCCCCAGCATCCGGGTGGAAATGCTGGGGCCGAACCGCTCGCCTGAACCGGCGCCCTTAGACCGGCGTGATCGTCACGTTCGGTGACGTGCCGCCCGTCAGACCAGCACCGTCCGCGGTCGGTGTGCCGAACTGCGGATCCAAACTGAGCGTGTACGGCGTACCAGGTCCGGGGCCACCAGTGACATCCGCCTGGCCCGGATCGATGTTCGACAGCGCCAACACCGCGGTCTTGAACGCCGCAGCCGTCGCGTCGAACGCGATACCCGCAGTCGTCTGCCCATCCACCGTGATGGTGAACGTGCCGCCAGTCGGCGTGCCGGTGATGGTGACCGTGTACTGCTCTGCGTTGCAGACCGCCTGCGCAGGCGCCACATCCGCGGCCGGTGCGCTCGAGGGACCACCGAAGTAGTAATCCGGGTTCACGAAGATCGTCGCGATCGCCAGCGGGCACGCTTCCGCACCCGGAGTGATGTCCGGCGGAGGCACCGGAGTGCGGAACAGAGCGAAGTGCGAATCATCATCCATCGGAGTCAGCAGACGCCCCGCAGTACCGGAGCCGTCGATGGCCGCCACATTCCACGGTCCGCGACCCCACTGAGGCATCGCGTACGTCAACCCCGTCAGCGTGAACGTGGAGATCTCCCCAGCGACCCGAATGTTGCCCAAAGTGAACTCAGTGGCGCACGTCAACAGGTAGCCGTACTTCTTACCTGTCGCCGCCGCAGAGAAGATCGAATCCTCAGTCGGGGAAGGGCAGTCATCGTCAGCCTTACCGCCAGTCCACACCTCGATCGCGACACCAAAGTCGGCTTCAACGCGTTTCTTGTCGCGGAACCCGACCGGATTGTCATCGAAGTCCAGCTCCTGCGGCCAACTCGTCAACATGCTGATCAGGCCCGTGTTGACGTTGCACAACTCAATCGCCGCGGTGTACCACTTACGTTCCGGCGGGGTGCGGTCAGCGACACAAACACGGCCCTCAGCGTTGAGCTGCTCAAGGTCCTGCGCCTCGCGGTTGACCGGGGTCAGTTCGACCGACACGAAACCGTCAGTAACGAGATATCCCGCCGGGCCCGCGATCGGCAGACCGCAGGAGTTGGTCTTCGTAAATCGAGCCCTGGTGCCTTTTACCACGGGGAACACGGACATGTCTTCTGCTCTCCTGGTCGGGCGCGGGGTGCGCCGATCGGTCGGTTCCCAAGGCCGACTCGAACACTAGGAGGGCAGGGTGCACCGGCCGGGACGCTTCAGGTCAGCTATCGCGTTCGGCTTGCGCGTCGGCGAGGTCCGTCTGCACCTTCTTGTGAACCAGGTTGCGGGCCAGCTCGGCGATCCGCATCTCCACCTGCTCGATGTTCTCGAAATCGGCGGCCGTGATCGGCAGGCCACGCTCCTGCTTGATGGTGATTATCTCCCGATCCGATCTCAGCATCGCCCGCATCGAATCGAGCTGGTCCTGCTGCGCCGTAGTCAGATTGGAGTTGACCAGGGTGTGGATGGTGCGCAGCATGGAAGCCGTCTCCGTGTGAGCGGTCTCTGTTCGCAGGGTGATGTCGTGCAGCATGCCCGCTGTCTTTGCCAGTATGCTGCGCCGGAACCATGTCAGTGCCGCCGCGACAGATATCGCGGTCGCCGGCAACACCAGCCATATTGCGTGATTCATCAGATATTCCTGGCTTCGCGCGGGACGGGCGGCATATCGGATATCCCCAGCTGTTCGAGTCGCTGCGACGCGATGGCGGCCCAATCCTCCAGGGCGACGATGCGTTTAGCCTGGTTGCGAACAGTCTTACTGAGCTCCTCGATGTGGGTGTCCTGCACCCTGATGACGATGCGGCGTTTCTCGACGTCCTCGTACGCCTGGTTCAACTCGTTGCGCAGACTGCGTAACGCCACCTCGGCGGCGTTGGCGGCGATCAAACCCTTCTCTTCATGTAGTTTGTCGCGCTCCTGCTGCAGTTTGCGCATGTCCTCTTCGCGCTCACGCCGGTTACGCCGTCCCAGGAAAGTGACTAGGACACTGCTGGAGGACACCGCGATGAACAGCGACGACAAACCCGTGATGAGCAGATTGTCAATCAAGAGGTTCGCTCCGTTCGATCTGATCGAGGAGAGCGGCCCTTTTGGCGCGGTCGGCCCGTCGTTTCGCACACTTGTATCCGGCGATCTGCGCGGCGCGGTGCATGCTGGCCAGGACGAACGCCGCGGCGAACGCCAAACCATAAGAGGTGTTGGGCATCGGGAACACGGCGAACACCAGGACGACGAAGATGGCCAGCGAGCCGATCAGGCTGGCGTAGCCGGACAGTTCGATCCATAGTGCGATCTCTATGTCGCGCAGGTGCAGCCCGTAGGCGCAGATGAGTGTGCCGACCAGGTTGCATGCGGCCAAAGCGAATTGCGCGTCACCGTCGAGGACCGACTGCGCGGCGTTGGGTGGCACACCAACCCAGACCTGTGCGGCGGACACCTGGAACAGGAACAGCAGGGGGTACATCTGCCACGGCTGGGTGGACCAGCGACGCAATGTGAATGTGCGGCGCACCCAGCGGTTCACAAGATGCCGCCGACCGCGTCACGGATACGCTGCAGCAGCCCGCGGCGGCCGCCACCGCCACCGCCCGGCGGGTTGATCACACACTCGTTCTCGTGCATGTTCGCGAAAGCCGGATTACGGCACAGCTGATCCAGCCGCGGGTCAGCTGTCACCGGTGGCGCCGATCCCAACGCCAGCACCGCCGCGACAGCGAGCGCGGCGACCCTACGCGAGCGCGCCACATCCGGCCGACCCAGTTGAATCCCGTCGCTGCATAAGCCCGAACAACAACCCCGAGAACTCTTCGTAGCCGAACACCGTCAGCCACACCGGATACTCGTCGCCTTCGGGGCCGCGCGCCTCGATCGGCAGACACCGCCCCAGCACCGGGCCCTTACCGGTGAAGCGGTAGGTGATCATGCCTTCCACGTGCGCCTCCCTGTACCGTTCGGGAACCAACGCGGTCGCGATCGACTCGCCCACCAGCTTGTCGGGCTGCCACCCGCACACTGTGGCGTCGCCGAGTGCGGCGAGGATCACCCCCGCGCGGGTGGCGACGATCAGGCAGATGTCGGCGGGATCCCCGAGATCGGGTGCGGACACATCAGAGGGCTTCGGTCTTCACCAACGACGCCGAGCCGTTATTACCGACTGGCAGCGACACCACCGATGTCAGCAGCGATACCAGCGCGGCTGTCGCGCTGACGCCGAGCATGTCGGGCCAGTCGAGGAGCACGATGTTGACCGCACCGGCGCCGATCAGCGCAACGAGCGACTGGGCGAATGTCTTGACGGAGCGCTCCAGGGCGTCAAGCCCGAATTTCTTTGTGAGCATGGTCTTTCCTTTCAGGCGTGAGTGTTAATCAGCTCGACCACGTCGGCTTTGCTGGCCGCTCTGGTGGTGTCGAGGTGTTTGACCTGGTTGGCGTAGGCGTCGAGTTCGGCGCGTTTCCAGTCGGTCGATGGTTCACCGTCGGGCCACGGGCCGCGCACGACGACAGGTTCCGGGGCGGGCTGCGGGGGCGGCGGCGTCGCTGCGGCCTTGACGCGCTCAATCACCTCGGCGTGCGACGGCGCCACCGATTTGGTGCCCGTCCCGCTACCCGGTACCAACGTGGTTTGCACGGAAGTGCCGCCCAGCACGTCCTCGGTGGAGGTCACTGATTGAGAACCTTCGCTGGACCCGGGACGCAGTGGACCTGTGTATGTGCCCTGCCCGCTGCCGTAGGCGCGGTCTTTGACGGTCTGGGGAGTGGGGCGCGCCCCGGCGGGTGACGCGTCGGCCAGCGCGTCGGCCGATCCCGTATCGCCGGACGGCAGCGACTTCACTGGGCTGTCCAACAGGCCCGCCTCGGCGGCGTTCCCTGTCGGTACCCGGTAGCGGCGGCGCGGCCCGGAACGGGTCAACGTCTCTACCAGCTCGGGAGGGGTGACCTCGAGCAGCGCGCGCAGGCCGGGGCCGCGCAGTCTGCGGTCGACGAAGTCGATTTCGGCGAACCCGTTCTCGACGTAGACCTCGACACCTTTGGGCATCGTGACCTCCCTAACTCTCCTGGTTATGGCGTGGAAGTTACGGCAGACGGCTGCAAGGTCACATGCTGCTGCCGCGGTGTCACGATCACCACGTGAGCATCGCCCCCCTGACCCACGTGTTCGGCGCAACACACACGTAGAAGAAATTGGCGTCCCAGGCGATCTGCCCGGCCGCCCCGGCGGCGGATGATGATGCAGGTGCTCCGCCGGAGCTGATGATCGGCGCGGTGAGCGTCTTGCCGGTCAAGGTTTGGGTGTCGGTGGTGCCGACGAGATCCCCCGCCGGGGTGGCCTTACCCGCCCACGCGTCCAGGTCGGTGTCGTGGGCTTGGTATCGAGCGTCCAACGTAGCCAACGAATTCCCGTAAGGCAGCGCCGCGTGCGGCGGGCCGACCGCGACCACAGCTACCCCGTCACATCCACCGCGCCGACCACAGATTCGTACCCGACGGCGAAACTGCGCTCCGCGATAGCGACGAACTGGTTGAATTTGGCTTCCACGGTTTCGCGGATCTGCGGCGCGTCGCGCCACCCGAACACCTGACTGGTCGCCACCAACGTGTCGGCCAGGCCGTCGACGTAGCCGCCGCCGAACACCCACCTATGTCCCATGGGGGTAAGAGGCCCGCCGCCGGTGTAGCGGATCAGGCTGGCTTGCGCCGCGCTGACCGCCCAGGTGGCCGACGCGTGGATGACCCCCACGGTGTTAGTCACCGCCAGCAGGCCCTCAAGATGCCCCAACGCCCCCACAATGTCGGACGCCGTGTCCGGGACACCCGCGTCGGCCAGCATCCGCAACGCCAACGCGTGCTCCACGTCGGTCTGCTCCATCAGCCGCAACCACTGGGCAGCGTTGTCACGCACCTCCTGACGGCTCGCCGCGGTGAGGTCGCACTGGTCATAGGCCCACGCGGTGATTGGGGCGAACGGGTCAGGAAAGACGGGCCGGTCGCCTTCTTTCACCTCGTCGGCGACAACCACGGCGGGAGTGGTGCCACCCGTCAAGCCAGCACCGCTGCCGGTGAGGGTGCCGTCGACGGCCAGCGCCACGGTGTAGGGGCCGCCCGGGTCGCCGGTCACGGTGACTTCGCCGACCTCGAGGTTGGACAGCGCCTCCAACGCGGTTTGAACGGTGGCAGCCGACGCGTTGAACGCGATCGTGGAGGTCGTCTGACCGTCGTAGGTCAACGTGAATGTGCCGCCGGTGGGGGCGCCGGTGATCAGGACGGTTTTGGCGACGCCGCACCACGGCGCACCCCACACACCGGTCGAGTCTTCGCCGCCGTAATTGATGGTGCGGACCCGCACCCCCTCGCCGAGGAACCGTGACGGCGCATCCCCCACCTCGGTCCACGACACGACTGGAAACAACCCGTTGGGCGCTGGGTTGACCAGCGGGGGGTCGAATTCCACGGCGGGAAGCAGAGCCGGGGTGGTCATCGTGTCCTCCTCCTATGCGGAAAGGCGGGACGTCGTGAGCGGCCTTGGTGTGCTCACGCCGCCCCGCCTCGCTCTATTGCGTCCGACCGCCCCTTTTTTACGAGATTTCGGCGGACGGGCTGCTGCCACCGGTGAACGCCTGGCTGGTGACCGTCAGGGCGCCTCCCGGATGGGTGATGGTCACCGCAGTACCAGGCAGCGCGCCGCCGGCTGTGGTGAAGTCGTCCGCGTTGTAATCCGGCAGACCCGCCAGAGCCGTCTCGACCGCGGCGGCGGTCGCGTCGAACGCGATAGCCGCTGTCTCGTCGCCGTCGTAGGTCAGCTTGAACGTGCCACCCGTCGGGGAACCAGTGACCGTCAAAGTGTTCGTCACCGGCAGACCCGCCTGACCACCCTCGACCGGGGCGCCACTCAGACCAGCACCAGAATCGATTCCGGTAGTCGGGCTCGGGCACGTCACCGTGATGGGGCCACCGAAACCACCGTTGGCGCACGTCGGGATCCGCAGGTTGACCGACCGGTTACACCGCTTACCCACCGCGATAGCGTCCTCATGGAACACGTGAGTGAAACGGTTGACCTGCAACTGCTCCTTCGGATACAGGCCGCCCAGCTCGATAACCGGGGACATCGACCGGAACCACGTACCCGCCGCGAACAGCATCACGTCCACATGTCCCGGCCACGCCACGCTGTCCATGTGGCCCGGCTGCCCGGTGTCGCGGGTCTGCCAGTCACCAACGTACTGCACCGAGATGTTGCGATCCATCAGCCAACCGGTGATCTGCGCATCTGTCAGGCTCTTGCCCTCCAGGCCGTCAGTCATTGCCTGATCAGCGCGGACGACCTCCGGCAGCCAGTTCGGCGCGACCACCTCGATCGTTGCCTCCCGCGACAGACCCTTGTTCGACCGCAGGTTGAATGCCATCAGCGCGATGCTGTTCAAGATCGCCGAGGTGGCGCTGACGGTGCCGTTGGCGTTGATCGTGCGGATAGGTTCAGAGCCGTTGACCATGTCGAGGATGGTGCGCCGCGACAGTGCCCGGAAATGCTCCTGCGTGATGGAACGCAGGAACCATTCGATCAGCTCCGGCCACCCCTTGGCCTGCAGAATGCCGGCCTCGATGCAGTAGCCGACCGCGTTGAGCCTGATCTCCTCCTCCTCATCGGGGCAGGGGATCTCGACGCAGGTCTTCGTAGGCGGTGGTTCGACCTCCAGTTGCGGTTCGGTGAAGAAGAACTGGAAGTCCTCGAAGATCTGCGTCAGGTCCGGTTCGACCGGCCA